TCATTCGAGAAAAAGTTTTACAGGAAATTCGACCAATTTTTATTCTTCGGCGCTCAAAGCATATAAAAAAAACAATAGTTGAGTATTTCAATTATTTAACCAATGATAACTGAACACAATGAAACAATTATAATGTGCTTAATTTCTATAAAATAACGCACGAAACATTTTCAGAAAAAATGATTACAGAATTAACTACAGAACAGCAGAATAAATTAATAGACCATGGATTGAAGTGGTCTAAAATTGGTACGTCTACTGACGAGATAGATATGGTGCGCGCTGTTAAAGCAATTAAAAAAGCTTATACAGCTGTTGGGGTAAAAGCACCTGATGTGTTCTTTGGTCCGTTTAACAATCCTGTGGATTGCGCTAAAGCACAAATTATGGTTAAAAAATTAAACACAAATGAGTTTGAAAAACTCGAAATCCTAGACATCCCTGCAGGAACAGAATTCACTGCGGAAGAAATCATAAGCGCTATTAAAGAACAAACTTATGGCTATAACGAAGCCGAATGGTTAGCTTATTATGATTTCTTTAAATCAATAATTGGTGTGGAAGAGCTCGAACCATTAGATGGAATTATGGATGTAGCTCAAGAAGTTGGATGGTATGCACCTTATGATAAATGCGTGTTTATACAGAATAGACCTCTTGAAATTCATATGAACCAAGCAGGTCAACTACATAACGAATCTGGTCCAGCTATCAAATGGCGCGGCGAAGACCGGTCGTTTGATATTTGGGCCGTTAATGGAAAAATACAACCACCTAAAGAATGAAAATAATAAAAAAAATAGTCAGTTGGGGGTTAGCGCTAGTCAAAACACCTCCTCTACCCGGAGTTAGTTATACCTTCGGAGAAGAAACATGGCTGAGCCATGGAATGTGGAAAACAGGCGCTGTAGATAAACTTCGAACTTCAGATATAACATATCCTGAAATACGAGTATATCGTGAGAGTTGGAAAGAGCGTCTGGTGTCGCGGGCATACCCCCCTCACCCAGGGCAAAGATTATTTGGGATAATACATTGAGTCTAATCTCTTTTTATCCTATGAAAATATTAACCCTGATTCTAGTGTGGCTAGGTATGTTGTTTTCCACAGTTGTTACAGTAGTAGTAGTTGCTGTGGCCAACCCTAGCATTATGATAACTTTGTTTTTTGTTGCGATGTGGGTTTTATCCATAACGCAAGGTTTAAAAATCTTAGACGAAGAACAATAGCTAAAAAAAAAGCTCTCTCTAACGGGAGGGCTTTTTTTTAGCTATTAACAATCAAATGAATAATGTATTATTATAAATATGCTAGGTACTTCTGATACACCCCAACCAGCAAAGAAAAAAACTAAAAAGGTTAAAATCCCTGACACCAGTCCTAAAGTTTATCAGCGCGAAAAAATAGACTTTGATCTTCATATTCGTGAACTTTCTTGGACAGCTAAACAAAAAGCTTTTATAGAGCTAGCCACCAATAAAAATACACGAGTTATATTTTTATCAGGTCCAGCAGGCTCTTCAAAAACGCTTCTCTCGGTACGCGCAGGACTAGGACTCATGCAGGCTAAAAAAATATCCGATATGCTGTTTGTTAGAGCCGCTGTTGAAAGTGCGGACTCTAAGCTCGGGTTTCTCCCAGGGGACATCACAGGAAAATTTGAGCCCTATATGGGGCCATTTGAAGATAAACTCGAAGAGCTTTTACCTATGGATGAAGTAAAACGACTTAAACGTGAAAATAGGTTGATTTATCAGCCAGTTAATTTTTGTAGGGGAGCAAGCTGGACAGCCAAATTGATATGCGTGGATGAGGTACAAAATTTAACTATAAATGAAATTCAAACACTGCTTACCAGAATAGGTAAGTTTACTAAAATGATTTTGTGCGCTGACCCTGCGCAGTCTGACTTACCTAAACTTAAGCAGGGAGGATTTGAAACATGTGCTGCGATATTTAAAAGCGAAGAAGCACAGGCTCTTGGCATTTACTCGATTAAATTTGACGAAGAAGATATTTTAAGATCTGAGCTTTGTAAGTTCATTGTTAAAACTTTTCAGCGCAAACAAAATTGTTGTTCATAAACTCCCTTGTTGAGCCAAATTCCGCTCTATTTTGTCTGGTTAACCTAGGCAAGCTTAAAAAAACATTTAAATCTTTATAATGTTCTTTTAATACAAAATCTATCCCCTCAACTCGGTTATACGGAACAATACAATTTAGAATACGCTTTGCGCCTTTCGGGTTTAATAGATATGACGAAAACCAAAAGTTAGCCCTCCCTGGTGAAGGTATCTTCGGTTTACCGAAATATTTATTTACAGGAGTTCCTACAAAATAACTATACCCGAACAAAGCGATGTCGTAGTTTCGAGGTAGATGCTGCAGGTGTTCATCGATTCGGCGGTTAAAATCGGGATGGAAATCGATATCATCTTCGAGAATTAAGGTATGCGTATTATCCGGAAGTTCGCTAATTTTTTTCCAGAGGCGAATGTGCGATATAGCACAATGCAATGAGCCTAGGCGCAATAAGTTGAGAAAGAACAATTGACGGCCTGTGCGTCGATTTGTGAAAGGTAGCGATATGATGCCCTCGCGCAAGGCTTGATTCAAGTCTGTATTTAATGGGGAAGAGGCTTCTACTCGCTGAGCAGTTAATCGCTGCTTAGCGAGCTTTTGCTCCATGGCTTCTTTGCGGGCGATGTCAAAAGACAAATTTATGTAGTAAATATTTGATATTTGCATGCATAATTACAATGTTACTACAGAGTTATCATAACCACCCACTATCCTCTTTCGATATTCGCTTTCGGATATTCTGCCTAGGCGCAACAATTCTTCAGGGGTTTCTTTGTGCTGGCTATCTTCAACCTCGCTTTTCTTCGAAGTAGTAAAAGTTGTGGCAGTACTTAGGGGCGAGACGTTATGCTCAGCGTTTTTTTGTGAGGGGATAAGCTTGTTTTTTTTAGCTCTTTTTTCTATCAGAACATTCAACGCCAATACCAAAGATACAGCTAACGGGTCGAATACAAATACCAGAGATAGTATAAAAATTTTAACGGCGGTATCTACATCAGTACCTAGTGCGGATGCGATAAATTTAAACGAACCGACATCTGTTTTTGTACTCATCTGGATTTTTATATCAGCTATTTGTTTGTCGATGGCTATCAGCCTTTCTCTAGCTTCGTGGAGCTGCTGTTCTTTTTGAGCCATTTCAGTGTTAGCTACCCGTATGGCTTCGTAAGCTTGCTCTCTAGGTAATTTATAGTTTCCAGCTTCTTGAACTCGCTGTTCTTGAGCTATACGTATCTCATTCAGAGCTTTGATTCTATTCGATACTTCTTCTGTGGTTTTAAATACAGTATCACGCTCTGACTCTTTGGAAGCCATGACGTTTTCAAAAGTTTCAACTGTAGCTGCGTGGAGTTGATATGCGTTTGTTAAAAACCCAAAAATACCCATGCTTGTAATCGCCATCAACACAGCAACAGCTACGCATAAATAACTTTTTAACAAAAAGCTGATCTCACTCCAGTAGCGGTGTAAAAAAGACGCAGCTACTAATTTACCTATTTCTAGGGAGCTGGCCATTATCGCAATGGCCAGAGCGCTCCCTGAAAATAAGATAACTAAGCCTTTGATAGAAAAAAAGGCTGCGCAGCCAGCAACAAACAACGCAGAAAATGTTAGTAATAATACAAATCCCATAATTAATTAGAAGGTTTATGTTATTACTATTTTATTACATTATTTCAAATTTGGGAATATTTCTTTAAAGACTAGCACGTGTTCTTTGAAATCTAGGGTTATCTCCTCGTCTTTTTTAATATCGCTTAAGGCTATTACCTGGCGCATCTCTTCATCTATATAGGCTGTAGGTTTATCTGAATGATTTATGAAGGAGAAGCTAGTACATATTGAGCTCACAAGACATCTTTCAGGACCAATCATTACAAACCAACGCTTTTTCTTTATTTCTGGGGATAAATCGTAATAACGTTGTTCAGACCAAAGATTAGGGTTATCGAATCTAACTATAATATCTCCCTTAGACATGGGAGCGCGCGCGAATAACCCATATTCACCATTACGCGAAGGGGCAGCATACGTATCTACAGCGTTATTATATTCTATAACTTGAGGAGGCATAGTTTAAAATCAGAAAAAAAGCACATTGATATATTGAGTCTATAAAATTTCACCTACAGTGTTTTTTTCAGAGAAGTATCTTGATTTAGCTGTTTCACGTATTTCTCCAGCATTTTTTTCAAACCTCATAGAGGTTGTTTTCATGGATCTGTAAGCTGCTAGCGTGTCTCCTACCGAAGACCACATTTGATCGACGCCTTGTGGTGTGGCGGCGTAATCTTGCGCCATGAAGGCTGGAATACCTATATTTCTGGCGGCTTGAAACGCGTCTTGATTGGCCCCCAAATAAACAAACTGCCAATCATATGTTTCAGTTTGGTGCTCAATAATATTTTTTATTTGTTCTGCACTATATTCTGAAGACGAATTTTCTTCTCCATCAGTAATAATCGCAAATACTACACGTGATGGTCGGAGTTCCTCAGGAACTCTTGCGAGCCTGCGCCCTGTTTTATCGATTACCTCACCTAATGCGTCGTATAATGCTGTAGCTCCGCGCGGAACAATGTCTAATGGAGGGACAAGGCGTACAGGCCTATTCTCGTAAACACTATCGCATTCTACGTCAAATTGAAATAGGCTTACCGCACACTCATCGTCCATCACTTCGGTTTGTGCCTTTATAAATGAATTAAAGGCCCCCTCCATATCTTTTTTAATATATTGCATACTTCCGGATCTATCCAGAAGTATAGTTATATCTGTAGTATTTTGCATTTTTATCGGTTTTTACCGCAACAAGACAGCGCGATAGTCGGGTTCAATATATCTAATTGGAGTGTAGGGATACCTAACTCAGTATCATATTCTAACTTTGCTCTAATGATTCCTTCTATCGGGATATGCTCAACATATACTTTTGAAGTTTCGGCTGTTTTGCCTGCAGCAAATACAACGTTGCTCAGCTCTGATGAAGCTGCCTCCTCGTCGCCATTACAGCAAGCCCAGGGGTCATCGGCGCGTCTACAGCAATTATTCGCACTGCCGCACTGGCTATTCATTTTTTCTTGAGCTTGAGTTTCGTTATTGAGCCACTCTTTGGCTCCGTCTACTGTCATACCAATCTCTGCTAATTTTTCAGCAATTTGTTTGTTTACTCTCGCGCGTGTTTTATTCGTACTCATTTTTATAATTATAGTTGTGTGTTATTATTTTAAGCCTTGTAATCTCGCGGAATTTGACCGCTTTAAGTTATATTTTTCTTTATCGAATGTATACCTGGACATTATTTCTTGGAGTTCTCCTGTTTCTGCATATTCATATTTAGAACTTTGCTCGAAATTATCAATTAAATATTCGAATAACTCAGGATGAAGATAAAAAGAGTCATCGTTTATGTTAAGCCAAAGCATATCTTGGTTATCTCTCAAAGTTGATATATCCCTCGTTGAACTTAAGAATCGAACACCTAGCTTTTCTTTTGTGGCTTCTGTTTTTTTGTCATATAAACACGCATATTGATAATAATTTGTGTTTATGCCTCCGCCACGTCTTTCATAATCCCAACCTATTTGAAGCATAGTGTGCGCATAATGATCTTTATGTATAAGCACACCTATATGAGGATCAAGAAAGGGAGGATCTTCTACATTATAAGTATGTTTAATTACTTCGCGGGTGGCAAAATTTCTCCTAGACCATAAATTTTTAGACTTAGCCCAATGCTGCCACTCACTTTCAGACATCTTATTAAGATAGATTTTATCCAGTAGACCTTCTGGATTGCGCATCATAAATATATCGTCGCTCATTAATAGAAACGGATCAGAAATATCTTTTAAATAGCAAGCATATGTGGTTTTAGCTATAAGCGTAGCATCTTTTGAAGCCCATGAGTCTAAAAAAGGAATGTGGTTTATTCCCTTTGCCCACCCAGGTTTATGGCCAAGGGTGTAGACACTTTTTATTCCATCTTGGTAGTATTTTTCTATCGAACGAAGGCTTAGCCTAAATTCTAAAAAATCAGAATTGCTCGATGAGCCTAGTAAGTAAACAACGTCTATAGGTTGCATTTGATAAATATAGAAACGCTAGGTTGATTTGCAAGTACTTTTTAATCTAGCTGCAGTGAACAAGCGCCCCCAGCACAAGCTGCTTCTCCTTTGAAGTTTGTGTTATCTTTTTTCTCTTTAACATCTTCAAAATTAAAATTATCCGCAGCTAATTTGAATGCTTTTTCTAAAATTTCGTAAACTTCAGGGTGTGGCGGTTGGCTGTACGGAAGATATTTGTAATCACCTCCATCATAAGGAATGAGGCTTATCCCATAATAAGAATCTCGGTTGTCCAACATCCATTTTTTAATAGCCTCTTTTTCATGCTCATGATAATTAATTGTGAGGCTGATATTGTGTGTATTGTTTCCTTCGGTATGCCCCGGTATAATCCAGTTATCGTACAGTTTTTTTACTCGTTCTAAGCATTGTACCGCTGTTTCTTGAGAACGAAGTAAAGTAGTGTCGTATAGTTTAACAGGAACTTGCATAATAATATCGTCAGGATTAAACGGATCGTCGACTATAAACGCAGGAAACCGTTTGGCTAAAGCTTTTGATAGGGCAGAAAACTTGTCCATCCGAATTCTGCGGATATATCGTATTTCGTGACCTGCGTGAACGCCTGCCGTTGTCCCTAACCAGGAACTTGAGGTTCCGCTAGGTTTAGTGGTGGTGATGCGCCTTGCTGGGCGAATACCTATCAGAGCAGCCCATTCTCGATTAACTGCCACAGTTAACTCTGCTCCTTCGCGTAAATTTTCTGCAGTCAGTATTTGCTGGTTCTCGGCTTGTCCTGTGATAGATACTCCTAACAGCGCTTCTTCTTCAGCATTTTTCTTCCAATCAGAATGAACATATTTGAAGTCTGTGTAAGAAGCTTGCAGAGTTCCGATGATAGTGGCTGCTTCTACAGCACGTAGCCATTCTTCTTTGGAAAAACATTTGGCTGCGTTTATCTCAGTTAAATTGCAGACACCTCTAGATCTGAGGGCTATCTCATGGCACGGGTTGAACCCCATATCTTCTTCGTTAGTTAAAGATAGCCCAGGTTCTGCTTGCCCTCCGTCAAAGCAAGCCTGTATTACATGCCCAGCTTTCTCTAAAAAAGCTGGGTCGTTCTTGTTTATTACAGCCGAGTTATTCGCCCTAGCAAGTTCTGGATATTTTTCCCACCATTGCCCGGATTTACAGTGAAGCATTTCTTGCTCGTCATAGTCAAACAAGCTTATTAGTGCACCTCTACGCACACCACCAACCACAACGCAGTCTGCTACAAAACAACTTATTCTATGGCATTCAAAAGCGGTTAAATGCTTTCCTACAGCTTTTCGTAAAATAGCCCTAACGTGAGCATGCATTTTTATAAGTGCTTTAGGCCCGCTGGCTGTACCTCCAGTAGTTAAGGGAGACCCCATAAGTCGAATTTTTGTATAGTCGAACTGAACATCTGGATTTTCAAAAAGTTTGAGTAATGAATCACACCAACCTTCTGCAGAATCTTCTATAATATAGGGAGATTCAACAGCTCCCTCATTAATAACCGGAAGTTGACTAATATGCCGTTTTTTCACAGAGAAGCCTACGCCGGCGCCAGACATACTCATATAGAAAAGGTCTGCAAAATCTTTGAATGAAGTTATATTTACAAAACTGCAGTTATACATTCTATTAGGTCTTCGCTCAATCGGTTCTCCTGCGAATTGAAAACTTCGCATAGATGGAACGACTCGCCCCGCATAAACTTCCTCATAAGCTTTGCTGATTTTTTCTTCGAGCTGCGGAAATTTTTTGATATGCATATCCATATTCCGCTTTATTGTCTCTTCTCTTGTTTCCCGCCTAAACTCCTCCGGAAGATATTTGGCGTATGTTCTATAATGTACTAATTTTGATAAAAATTCTTTACTCATGGTTTCTTTATAAATGAAAAAATATGTTAACAAACTCTATGTTTAGCCTACAAGAACTTTATTTTTACTAGCGAAAATTTAAATCTTGCCTTTCAAAAAGCTTTATTAATCTACAATTTTGAAGCCGTAATTTTCGGCTTCATTAAACACCCAATCCGGGAAAGCCAGGCTAAACGATGTATTATTTAAATTTGCGCAAGACACCACGGTTGCCTTATCTGCACTAGCTAAATCGTGTGTTTCTAAATTTTTATATAGGGTTAAAGGAAGCCCGTTTCTTTCACATATATCTCTTAATAAACATAACATTCGTTTTATCTGTACTACTTCATAGTCTGCCCAATATTGATATCCTCTAAATACTTTTTTAAACACCGGTCCTGTGTATATATTATGCTGTCTGTTTATTCCAAAAGCATAATATTTGGAGTTTTCTTTAACAAGATAAGCTTCGTTAGATAAAAACACGGCGATTGTACTTTTATTGTAATCATTAAATTTTTTCGGGAGAGCTGTGTGGTTGGTCCAAAAATCTTCAGACAGACATTCGTATATGTCTCCGCTTCGACCGACTACATAATGCCCGGCGTATTTATCACCCAGTATATTCCACTTTTTAATCAAGGATGCCTCACTATTTTCTGTGGAAGTAAATGTATACTTGGTTCTTGAGAAGGAATTATGTAAAACTATATTTGTTTTACGGGTTAGCGTAGGAATATAAGCTCTCGGCTCTAGAGTTGACTGAATGAAAGTACGCTGAATAATGGTCATAAGAAATATTTATTTGTCTCAACACAATGCCATATTTGCTGGCGTTGTCAATGGTCGAGGTGTCTCTGTGATATACATGAGCATAAACAATCTCTTTAACTTCGTAATCGGCAGCCAAGCGTAAACAATTGCTGCACGGGAGCATTGTTACGTATAAATAGTATGGCTCGCCAGGCTTGGTGTATTTAAGACAATTGGCTTCCGCATGTGTGACTAAAGCTCTTCTTTTTTCTCGGTCTGACCAATCTACCTCAACACCTGAAGGAGCTCCATTATATCCGGTAGCTACTGTTGATCTATCTTTTCGGAAAGCTGCAGCTCCCACAATAACGTAAGGATCCGGAGATCTAAGCGCGGCTGTATAAGCTAAACACATACAGTATTCGTCCCAACTAGGACGCTCTCGTTCTGTTGAATTCATATATGCTAAAACTATGAATTTAGCAGTGTGCGAGCCGACACGCAAAAGTTTTTTAATAAATTTTCGATATTGTCGTCCGGGAGTTTTGAAAAATTATGGAATATAGGGTCAGCGTCATCAAAGTCTACCCTCAGTACGCATGAGCCATCATACACTATAGTGATTTGGTCTGTGTCTGTGTTATAGTCAAATTCAAACGTCATTTTTACTTTATATTGTGTTTAAAACAATTTTCTATTAATATAACCAAATATGACCGTAAGTAAACAAGAAAAAATAATTAAACTTAAAGATTATTTCAGGAACATGAAGCTGGACGCCTCTGTTATGGGGCGAACTATGAACATCGCTGCAACTAGCGTTACCCCACAAATATTACTCTCAGCTTCTGAAAAACTCATAAGCGTGTTTAGCCGGCAGACTGCGCCTGATGACCGGGACAATTTAGTCTTTTCCAAATTTTTAGGTGCTGAAGATTATGTAAAAGAACACATCGAGCATGACGCTGGGAAAATACAGCTTAAAGCAAAGAATAAACTTAGACAAAAAAGGAATCTCTCATGGCTTCATGCCGGATTCTTTTCACCCCAAATTAAATCGGTGTTTGTGGGAAATACTTTAAGCCAGAATATCGAAGGCGTTAACCCTATGGAGCAATATATGCTTGCGCATAAAGTAACAAAAATGGGAACCGGAGGAATAGGTTCGTCCGAAGCGATACCGGATTCTTCCAGAGAAGTGAACGAATCTCAGTTCGGGCTTCTTGACCCTATCCAGACTGTGGAAGCCACTACTATTGGAGTGGTCAACTTTTTTGTGAACAATATCAGGAAAGGGACTGACGGTAAACTTTACAGGTTGGTTATAGACAATGCTACTGGGAAAAAAATCTGGATAGACCATCAAGAATTTCTATCTTCAAAAATAGATATTCCTGAGCATTGATTAAAGTACACCCAAGCTTTTTCCGATTGTATTAATTTGGTGTGCTTGAAGCTCAAATGACGCAGATATATTTTTAACCACTACGTCCGAATTATGCATGTGCAGCACATATCCTTCTGAAAAATCTGTATTAGGCGGCGCAGGCACATTCTTATCTTTAAGATTTACAGAACTCGCAGGCAATAAAGCAGGGCGAGGGATATCAAATGCCCTAGCCAAGTCATCAACGATATCCTGGGGATAAAAAGTATAAGGAAAATTAACTATACCTGTTAGCGCAACTTTAGTTTCTGGATAATCTATCACGGGAATAAAATCACAAGAAGTTGTTTTGTTTATATTTAACCTGGATAGCCATGAATTTTCGCTCCCGCATTCTTCCGCGTATTGCGCTCTCCATTGTTTCCTGGGTGCGCAAATAACGAATGTTAAAACCTGCTGGTTTCTCGTTGCCCGCTCTAGATAATCAAGGAATGCTCGAATTCGCGCTCCGACAGCCGTTCCCTCCGGAACATTAAGTTCTTCTAAATCTTTAGAAGCTAGCAAAATCTTCTGCTTGTTTTTAACAATATATAAATTTTGATGTTTAAATATCTCGATATTCATCCCATTCAATTTTTCGCTAATATAATTCTTTTTACTGAGTAAAATTTCTCTTTGTGTGAAGTCTCTCAGATGCAGCATAGGAGGTAATCCATGAGCACATACAGCAAAATTTTCTTTCTCACTAATAGTTAGACTGCGAATGCACCTCGCTGGATGGCTTGCCCTGTAAGCTGCTTTAAACCTACGAATAAATCTTGATGGAACATAAATCGTATACAATTTATCTTCTGGGATTTCGAATGCGTTGATTATAGCATCGCTTGCGAGTATTTGCTTCCAGTTTTTGTTCTGCGCATATTCGTAAGCTATTAAGATAGCATTTTTTTCAAACAAGCGTTCAAGCAAGTCTAATTTTTCTTCAACAGAGGATATTTTGGTCGCGCTAAGTAGCATAAGTTATATTGTTCGAAGTCCAGAAAGGTATTGTGCTAATCTCTTCAGATTTCTTAGGTTTATTAGAAATTCCTATACAATAATCATAGATAAATTTGTTTTTGCTGCCTGTATTATCTTTTTTGTCTATATCGCAAAGGTACTGCACAGTACGCATAACGTTCATCCCACCTCCATTGATTGTTGAAAATAGAGTTAAAAGTCCTGAAATATTAAACCCATATGTGTTTTTTAAAATATGTATTTGCTCAGCATAAGCCCTGCCTAATATAAGTTTTCCTCCTATGAGCCAAGTTGGAACATCCTTATCTAAATGTCCATAAAGCCCTGTATTAGCCGAAAATTTCTCTTTTTTATCTGCATTTTCTGTTACTTCACTCATGTTTAAGAAAGCTATATTTGCCTCCGGCGCTGCGGCTAGTAGAGCCCATAGCACAGCATGGTCTCTGTGTCCGCCAACTACAATTTGACGAATGTTGTGCTTGTCGACTTTCGCTTTCAAAATTTTAACAGCTATTTTCCTACAACTAGGGGTACCTAAAGCCCAAGATGGCTCCACTTCGAATCCCGCAGCAGCATTTACTTTAACTTTTAAACCTTTTGTCCCGGAGATCATGAGCGAATGATTATAAAGCTCATATATTTCTTTGTCGGAAACATCGGGGTAATTTTCAGGAATTTCTAAAATGTGTTTAATAAGTTTATTTCCCGGAGTCATTTTCGTATATAAATAAATTGTCTGTGTACGCTTTAATTACCTCGCCCGCAGCTTTAAAATCTATGTCGTTGCTAAATTGCTCGATTTTAAAGCTGTTTTCAGCAGCAGTATTTCTAACACAATCTTGAATGCGAGCGATAACAGGCAGCTGTGTGTCTTCAGTGTCACTACTCGCGAGTTGAATTGGCTCAAGCTTGTTTGAACAATATGCGTATTGTTTACATATAGCCAAGTAGTTATCTTCGTGTAGCTCTACAAATGCTCCATAATCCTCCCCAGCTGATATCACAGCTTGTGCAAATCCTGGAGTTTTATATGCTTCATCACGACATAATTGCGCTTTGCTGTACAACTTGCTTTTTAGTTTACTGGGAATTTTTTCCGCAGTTTTATCGTTACTTCTAGCTATAGCTGCAAAAAGTTGAGCTTCAAAATGATTTGGTGCCGGACGTATGTTCGTCATAGTTATTTAAAACTACACACTTCATTTCCATAAGCAATCAATTTATAAACTTCCGCGTTATTAGTCGCGGTTAAGACTGCTCCATCAGATTCTGTGATTTCTCTATCGGTAGCGCCTAAACCTAATCCTGACGTCCGTACAGTTAGTTTAATGGTGGTCAACATTTCATACGAGAAAGGGTTAGAAAAAGCAAAAACAGAGCTGTCCGAATTCCCTGTGCGTCTTCCATAGTTTTTTGCTCCGTTTATCGAGGTGGATATAGGTTCCACAATTTCTACTGTGGCTAAGTTATAAGTTTTAAATTCACCATTCTCTATAAAACTTACAGATATTGCATTTTCCTCTAAATTTATGCCGTGGACCAACCCCACAATAGACACATCATAATTATCGACGTTTGAATTATATGTTTCTTCACCATTGGTTAAAACTTGTGAAGGTTTGATAGTTTTGATAGCGGTTATAGGAAAATGCCCCATGTGAAGATATCGCTCATTTTCACGAGCACCTATAATGAATGTGCCAGAGCTGGAGCTAGTATAGTTGAGGCTTGTTTTTTTGGTGGCGGTGGTGGCCGTACCACCACAGCCGCAGCAGGTGCTATATGTACAGCAGCCGTAACCATAATCATAGTCTGGCCCATCTGGCCCATCCGGAACGGCGCTAGACTCGCTAAGCCAGCAGCACTGGCTATATGTACAGCAACTGGAGCAACAACCGCTCTCTTTATTTGATCCGTAGCTTCCTCCATCATATGTAGCATAACCGGTGATCATATTATTTATTCTCTAAATGGAGGATAAGCAGAATTGATGAATGCTTCATTCGCAACGTATTGAGCTTTTGTTCTTGCAGGAAAACGATACCAGTCGAACCCTCTTCTAACTCCGGTTAATTTAAGTGTAGCCTGCAGAGGCCATTTTTCTTCATCGATTTGTTTAACTTTTATACGAATCAAATCTTCTTTTACTTTGGCTCCAATTAAGACAGGTTCTTCTGCAACTACGCCGCAAACACGCAATGTGCCAGGCTCACAAACTTCCACAAATCTAGGGTCTATAGGAACAAGTTCTTCTTCGCTGTATAGAGTAACGTCAAACACATCTTCAAATCTTACCTCCGGGGCTTCAACAACAGAAAGTGCTGTGTAGCCTGTTTTTTGCCATGACGCTGGAACAATAGCGCTATTTTTACTACTTCCTCCGCCGCTAGACTCGCTAAGCCAGCAGCACTGGCTATATGTACAGCAACCATCGGGATTTGACGACGGGTCGTAGTAGCTGCCGCAACAAGCGCTATATGTACAGCCTGCACAACAACCTTGCCCAGTGCTGGTAACACATCCGCAGCAACCCCAGCTACTGCTGCACCCGCCCCAGCTACTGCTGCCCCCGCCCCAGCTACTAGACTGATAATTATTTTGTTCACATTGAACATTACCTACATCTAAGCTTATCGAGCCACTCCCGAGCGCTATCGTCGCACCGCAAGTCGGCGGACCCATAACTGAAACCGCAGGATTTAAATTAATTGTACCACTGTTCCCGCCGCAAGGGCTACTTATACTTATAGATATAGAACCTCCAGACACACTCAGTTGAAAATTTTCACAAACCTGTGGTAATACAATTTGCCCGTTAATATCTACCCCACAGGCAGGCTTCCCTCGAGAAACCACGCTCAGTTGTCCTGACGCTCCGGACATGCCGGTCACATCCAAGCTTCCACTGGCGTCGAATGTTTCACATACATCGATAGATACATCACCGCTTAAAGTTAACCCGCAGGCAGGTACAGTTCGAGATGTAACAGTTATAGGCCCTCCGGAAACTCCTGCACCAGTTATAGATATTGTCCCGTCGGCCTCGAATGTTTCGCAAGCCAAAACATTTATATTGCCGGTTAAGTTTAGACCACAAAGAGGAGCTTCACTAGTTGTATTTAATACAATTGAGCTCCCTCCTTTTTCTGCAGCACCACCAAACTGGACATCTGTGTTAACGGTCAATTCTTCACAAGCTAAAGCGTTTATAACGCCGGTCAATTCTAGCCCGCATTCAGGCTGATTTCGAGAGACTAAACTTATTGAACTGCCGCCTTTTTCGTTCGCACCTCCGAAGGTTATATCCGCACTAGCTTCGAATGTTTCGCAAGCTTGCACATTAATTAACCCGGTTAAGTCTAGACCACAAAGAGGAGCTTCACTAGTTTTACCTAATAGAAGTGAGCTTCCTTTATCAGCAGCACCACTAAACTGGACATCTGTGTTAACGGTCAATTCTTCACAAACCAATACATCAAAATAGCCTGTGAGGTTCAGTCCGCATTGTGGAGAGCTTGTAGATGTAATGGCTGCGGAACTTCCGGCTTTACGATGCGAAGATCCGAAGTCTATATCCACATTAGCAGTAAATTCTTCGCAAGCCTGGACATCTATGATACCCGTCAATTCTATTCCACATTCTTTAGGTCCTGCAGCAATTAGATTTAATATGGTGGATTTGGCTGCTCCACTGGCTATAAGAGATGTAGTCGCGGTGAATGCTTCACACGCTATGATTTTAGGTGGAGGAGGATTATATATCGGAGGGATAGCTATGGCTTCCGGGAATTCAAACGTACAAGTTTGATTCATCGGGAGCGCGCTCTGCAGCTCGCTAGTATAAGTTAAAGGATTCGGTAGTTCGCAAGCAGGGCCTCCCGACTCTACGGGAGGGATATAAGTCGCGTAATATTTTTTAGGTCTGGCGGGATCGTCGCCAAATTTAACCGTATCGGGTTTAACTTCTAATGACATTACATTAGTTTATTAAATAGCAGATATGAAAACAACACCAAAGGAGGAACAATTATTGCTCCTAGCCCATTTATAGCTATAGCTGCCATTCCTAACCAAAAACTCAAACACACAGGGCATGACAAAAGCCTGACAAAAAATTTATCTTTATAATATTCTACTAAAAAATCGATATAGTTTCCATCGTAGCCGTCTGCGCGTAATTGCTTATATTCTTCCATATGAAATAATTTTGTTAATCTAAATAATATCATGTATTCAGCAAACGCGTCCGTTTTTAGCCAGACTACTAAAAAATAGCTTAATACCAAAGCTACGATGGCAAAATCTATAATCATCGCTAACTCAAAATTTTACGTTATTCTGCAGCCGTAGGCTTGGGTGCGGAAGGTTGAAGCTGCTCCAACTCTACGATTTTATTTTGAAGCTCAAGAAGCAAATTCCTTTGAGCCATAGTCGCGATCCTCAAACTATGCAGATTTTGAAGCTGTTCTGTAAATTTTTTAATATTAGCTTCTTGGTCTTTTAAATTTTCTTCAGCTTGACGAAGGCCGTCAGCTACTAAAAGAATAGACGGGTGCTTTCCTTCGGTGCTTGTTTCTGTGACTACAGGTAATTCTACTTTAGTGTTACTCATTAAATTATTATTATGTTTAAGTTAAAACGGTTAGGCCTTTTTTTCATCCTCGCCGTCAATAAGTTCTTTTATTTCATCAGAGATTCTTTTGATATCTTCGTTATAACTTTTTACTGCGGATCTTTTGGCTTTTTTAATATCCTCTAATTCTATAACTAGGTTAAAAACTTTTTCTTTTGTGCTTAAAGGTTCAGGCATTTTTATACAGTATAAGATTAAGATTAAAATTTTAAGTAGCTATTTATTACCGGCGATTTAAAAGCTTGCTCCAATATTCAATAAAATCTGTTCGGCTGCAAGCAAAAAATTAAGCAAATTTTATAAGCTACTAAAAAAGGGCCCGAAGGCCCTTTTTATAATAGCTACGATTACAGTAAGTTTTTTAGGAAACTTTAGGTCTAACGCGAAGAAGATCTCCGGGGCCAGAAGTTCCTACCGAACCTGTTCCTCGAACATAGTTGATAACATAACTAATCTGCGGGCGATCAGCAGCTGTTCCTCCGACAACCCAGTCAATCACTGCAGCTGTATTTGTTCCGGGATAGATATCCAAAACAACAGGGCTTGTACGGTGAAGTACGATCGTGGCGCGAATAATATCCTGAGAAGGAACTTCGGAAAAGATCAGTACGTCATCTCCGGCACCAGTCGTTCCCCATGTCCAATCTGTCGTGGCAATTGTTCCATAGCTTACTTGAATTTTTTCGTATCTTGTGCTTTTGAGCCCTCCAACATCGTGGGTGGCTACTTTGGTTTTTTTAATGTTTTTGTCTGCCATATATTTAAGTTTGGTTGATTGTTAATATAGCAACGAAAAGTCCAAACGCAACAGGAAATATTTTGCTATTTCCCAGAGGGATCGAGGATCTGCTCCATTGCTATTAATTATTGTATCATGTTTCTTGCAGCTCGCAACTACATAATATCATTCATCTCCGATAAGCACACCGTAGAGCTTGTCAATTTCATCTCCTGTATAAAATATTCTATTAGCTGAGTAAATTTTTTCTCCCCAAGCTTTTTTTATCATAGCGTCAGGTATTCCTAGGTCGTGTAAAATTCCGTAGAGCTTTATTTGAGAATTTCTCACCATAAAAACGAATAGTTGTTTATCCGGCAAAAACAATATCCTGCCAGCCATACCTGTTCTACTTTCAGGATTGATGTGGGCTTCAGCTATACCGTCTTGCCTTATTCTGGAGTATATACCTGGGAGAAGCCGTTGTTGGTTAACAGGCTCATACTCTGAACCATTATATATTACAGTATTATGATTTGTTACATACGGAATTTGCGCAATCGTTGTTTTCTTGGTTTCTACCACTTTTCCTGTCGGCTTATGTATAAGATCTACGGTTCCTTTGAGTGGTACGGTTAGATCCTTTTTTTCTAAAATAGCTTTTTTTTGCGCTGATATAGTTATCTGCGGGACCTCAACTGTTAAATTTTTAGCGACTAATTTAAAGTCTGGCGTTTCGATAGCATTTAACTTTTTATCAAAACTGCTTACAGCAGTTTCAAACAACATATTACGCAAATTTTCTGGGTCAAAAAGTGCTCGCGTATTTTTAGGGGCAGGTGAGGTTTCCATTGTTTAGTTTTGATTTAATCGCTTTTGTTATCGCTATCCATACTGTGTGGTAATCTTCCGAATTTTCAAAATCTTTCATAGTTAACGCTATGTTGAATTCCGCTCCTGGATAAACCACTTTATCTTGTGCTGTACCCACTTCTTCTATGTATGTTCCTTTGACGAACAGCTCTGGGATATATATTTGCTTATTTTCTGCCGGCATAATTAAAATTAAACTAATCTTTCCGGAGCATCAGTGCAAGCAATTATTATTATGCTAGCAATTTGTTTAAATAAGCTTTGTTTTCTTCGTCTTCTAATAACTTTGCAAGCTCAGGATATTTAGAGGTTAATTCAATTTTTTTAGGATTTTCTTCGGTTAGTTTTGCTCTTTCACCAGCCCCTGACGGACTTGTCTTTGTTACTTCGTTTAAAACATGGTTAGCTACGCGATTTCTCGCAGCCCAAAGCAAAGGGTCATAAAGAGGATTCGCAATTTTTATATTCATAGGACCTACTTTAGGTGAGGTTAGTGTAGACACCCCGGCAGGGTTAACACCCAATAAAGACTTAGCATCAAAGGCTCCTCTAGGCGCAGGTGTGGGAAGTTGGGGTGCGCTTTTGCGCATACCTGATGCCAGCATAGCCATAAGGCCTACCGGAGCCAGCTTGTTTATAGCATTTCCTACACCGTCTATAGTTCCTGTGATATCCCTATATTTGTTATACAAACCTTTTCCTAACGTAAAAGCACCACCAGCGGCGGCTGCAGGTAAAAAAGCTTTTCTGCCTAAATTAAAAACTTGCTTAGCTGCGTTACCAATAGCTCCCCAGCGGGCGTGTTTCTCTAGTTCATCAGCTATTCCTTTATTGCATGCAGTCCAGTCTAAATTCATTGTGCAGTTACTTTGATTGAAGTTTGCTCGCCTGGGGATTCAAATTATTCACTCGGTGTTTCAACAGCCTAGTATAATCAGCCTGTATTGTTCTTCTGCTAGGGTTTGTTTTGGGAGCTATTCCCTGGCTCATGAGCCCTTTGAGTGTATTATACGTATTATACATTTTATCGTATGCCGCAGGGCTTGTTTTAGACATGGCTGGCCAAACATTGTGGAGGTTTTTTGCTGTACTCATTAATCGTCCTATCAATGCACCGTTTCCTGCTGTTTTGCCTAGAAGCATGGCTGCCTGATCTTCTCGAAAACCTCGAGCCTCGGCACGTTTTAAAAACCCCGCGTTAAAAGCTGCTTTGAGGTTACTCATAAGGCTGCAGCTCCACTCTGGTAGGCAATTTTTCCTGCATATATTTTTCAGGTTCTTCACGCATTCTTTTACGCAATAAATATGTTAAATATGCTGTTCCAGCCGAAGTGGCAAGTAACCCGCTTGCCGCAGTATCTACCGCAGGTTGAAAAGGTTTTTTCACTGCGCTAAAAGTATCTTTCAGCAGACGGTTTATTGATCCGTCGGAGATATCCACGTTTTCAGCACCAGCGGTTTTTGCCGCAGCCTCCTCTCCAAAAAGCGCGCTATGGGCTATTCCGTTGCAAAAAGCGTCAACACATGGAGTACTCGAGGCTTTACCGAGCTTTTCTTCACCGGTTTTGATTCTTTCCAGAAGCTCAATGTATTCTTTTTGAGCATTCATCAGCTCTTGGGCAATTTGCGCTTTTTCTTGGAAATAAAATTCTTTTTTAGCGTCGCGAAATCCGCTCTGCATTCCCATTATTTTTTTAACAGGGTGTGTATTTAACTTCAGCGCTCGGGCTAAAACACCAGGTTCGTGGTTCGTGTGAAGCGCATCAGAATAATCGTCGTTTGCGGATTTCTTCAACTCGCTATTGATCCAGTCTATGTCTTGGTCGTATTGTTTTCTTTGTTTATGTGCTTTTCCAAAAGGAAAAATAGACATAATCCCGGCATCACCTAAACGGTGCAGGTTACCCTGCGACATCGAAACCCTATTAAGTAACGGATCTAATCCTCGTCTTATTTTTTCATCATAAGCATCAGGATTACCGTGTTTACGAACATAATTATTATAAGCTATTAAATCCTGCATAGCTGACATAGCTTCTGGCGAAGGAGTATGAGAGGCTTGTTTCTGCCCTGTAGGATTAGGCAGAAGTTTCTTAGGTATAGGAATACGTAATATATCTCCCCCGTCTGCACCTATCAGCTCTTGGCTTAAAATGTTCTGTTGTCTTTCTTTTTCTTTAGCTAATTGGATAGCGCTAAAAAGACTTTTTCCTATTAACTGCGAAGCCAGATAGCTCTCTTCAGGTGAGAGTGGAATGTTGGTGCTACCTGCTTTCTCCGGGTCCTTCTTTTCCACCGGCGCACAAGAATCTTTGGTATAAGGCTTTTTACCTGGAACAGGCTTATAACCTTCCCAACAACGCGATTTTTTTAATAAATTCCGGATCTGTTCGTTCATAAGTATTCATCTACAGTATACAATTATAGGTGTTTATAAGTAAATCAAATTCTACGCAGTCCGGCTCGAAATGATTCTTCGCCCGAGATTTTTGTTACGTTTTAGCTGATTCGTCTTCTTTCGCGCCGTATATAATAAATACTCGAAAACTTCCCTGCTGCGTCCACGTGTCTTTCCATAAAGTAATAAGATATTTCTTATTGTTCATCAACTCATTAAGCATATCTTGATCCTTTTGTTTCTCAGGGTCTAATATAATGTTTTTAAATTTATAATTTTCTAACTCGTTCTTTTGCCGGGAGCGAATTCCTCTAGATTTTTCGAACGCATCGATGATTACCTCAGGGTCGAATCCTCCCTTGTTAGTCACTTCGTTTCGGATGTTTCGTTTTCTGCTTACGGAATTAAGCGGGTCGCCTGACGAACTCCCGAAATCAAAGTGCTCGGTGGCTTCGGACTGTTTTGCTGTGTAGTCTTGATTATAACCCATGCTCTCTCTTTAAGTTTTCAGTGATTCTTTTGACTAATTTAATCTTTTCACGCTCTCGGTCAAGCGATTTATTCAATTCGTCTACAGAGCTGTCCATTTCGTCCGCAGCTAAACCTCCTAAAGCTCCACCAGCGGCAAATGTTTTGAATATGAGTCCCGGAGCTTGTTGAACACCGCTCAAAACTCCCGGAAGTAGTCCGGCCTCGATTGTAGCAACTTTTAAAACACCTTCGCCTGTGTTCAAGGAAGCTAGACCGTTTTCGAAATCTTCGAGCGTGTGGCCATTTTTAGCTAACTCCAAAGCTAGCTCGTTTTTAATTGCTGATGAATATTCTGTTAATTCCATAATTTTATAATTTTATTTTTGCTTTGGCTGTTTCTTGGTCATAAGAAATAAATTCTCTGTTTTGTAATGTGTTGTATATTATATTACCTATTCCGAAGCCCGCCAAGCTCAACAAAGTTCTAGCCGGTTGAGGTATATTTGAATATTTGGCTATAGCATTCCCTAACGCTGCTCCGGCAGCACCTACCAGTATATGGTCCACGAATTCCGGAGAATTAAGCATAGTAATAACTGATTGTTTTTGCCCGCGGGATATCCCTTTGTCTTGACTTACGAGCTGCATAACTTTAACCGGATCGCTAATCATGTCAGGTCCCATAAGAGGGCGCCCGTATGGAGATCTTCCTCCGATACTAAAAGGAGAAGTATTTAACTCTGGAAAAGCTGTTTTGTTCATGGCGCTTTAGCCTCTCGAAGGTTCAAAAGAATTTCTGAGCTCGTCCTTTCCTCCATCCAAAAGGCTTTCTGGGCTGATTAGCGTTAAATTTTCCCCGGCATGGCTTTTCTCGGTTTCACTGAGAGAAGAGGGCGCACTGACTGGAGCACCAGAGGCTCGCAATTTTTCCACAAACTTTTTAGATGGAGTATACCGCCATTGCTTCTCTGTTTCGTGCTGAAGTGCGAAGGTAGGATTTTTTTCTCCGTCGGCCAAAGTAAGATATATATTGTCAGGAGAGGCACGATGTATTTGTGCGGTTCCTTTCGAGAGAGCGTCGGCCTCGAAATTCAATAAATTTTCGTCGTTCATTCGAAGAACTCTAGAGCTCTCTTGAGGGTATTCTTCAGGAATTCCGAAAGTATACACGTGATTTCCATCCGTAAGCCGAAGACCATCTTTTGTTTTTACATATCTCCATTTGGCTTGAGAAGAGATATTCGGGAGGATATTTTCGTTTATAGGCATAGCACCCATGTCCACACCGGCTTCCTTTTTAAGTCCTTGCACAACCCCGGCAATAAAAGAATCTAGGTGGAGATACATCATGGTTGCCTAGGAGTTATCGGCGAGGCCGCGTTCTGGAAAGCTGCTCCGCCCGAGACTGCGTTTGCTCCGTAGCCGTAAGGGTCTTTCCATTTGTTCATAAGCTGCGGAAAATAGTTGTACCCAAGCACTCCGCCCAGGAGAGGAACAATCCATGCCATAGGTCCTTGAAGCCCTAATTGATTCGCGAGCAAACTCGCAACTATGAGACCACCCACGCCTCCGGTCCAATTGTTTTTAAGCATCGGAATAGCTCTATTCCGGTCCGTTGGGGCGCCGCTCAAATCGGTAGCTTTGTCTTTCCCCCAGAGCCCTAGGACTTTTCCAGCCCCGTAGGTTCCTGCTGCTGCCGCGGCTCCGGTTCCGAGGGCTGCTCCCCCCACACCCAAGCCTCCGAGAGCTGCTCCGCCCAGCCCTCCTGCCACAGTTCCTAGAGGTCCGAGCATAGACCCGCCTAGCGCTCCGGTAAGCCCGTAACCCATAGCTTTTCCTGGAGAAAATCTAAACCAACGATTAGGGGCTCCTCCGTGAAACACGTTCGGGTTCATTTTAGGCATAGGTATTCCACTCATGTTAAACCCGGACGCAGTCGCATCGGCCCCGTATCGCTGAGCCGCTCCGAGCACATCCTCGGACGGAATGTTAGCTCTACGTATATCATCTGCGCTCATTCCTGCGAACTGGTTCATTTTTGTCGGGTCCATACCCATTCGCCCGGCAATCCCTCCGAAGTCTCCTTTTCCTAACCTATCGAGAGCATCCCGGGCCGCAGCGCCCCCAGGGCCGCTATTTCTGGCTTCACGGCTCAGGTTATACATTTCCTGCTGAAAAGCATCGTCACCTGTTCTTCTAAGTGCAGTGCTTCCTTGTGAAATAGCCGAGTCTCTTGCTGAGTCTATTATTCCTTGGCCTTTCGGGGCAAGCGGCTTTGCTCCGAGAGCTGCTTCGTAAGCATCTGCGTAAGCTTTGGTTCTCGAGCCCGGAATATGTTTTGGCGCGGAACTGTGCATAACAGCCTCGCCTGCTTGGTTGGTTACGGCTCCGCCCGGAGCTTTTGCCAAATCACTCACGAACTTCTGAACTCCTTTCGCACCACTTGTGATTCCGGCGCCTATTCCTTTAAGCTGCGCTCCTGGACGTTTCCAAAGTGTTGGACTCAGAGCCATTCTTAAAAAAGAACCCATGCTAGCACTTTTTTCAAAGTTATTCTCTATAATCGAATTTAACTCCGTGGAGGTAAGCTCATACTTCATTCCATCCACAAAATCTCTGTCGTATCCTTGCTTTTGAAGTTCTTCTTCGAGGCCTTTCCAGAACATTCTTGCTTCTTTCTCCGCAGCCTCTTTAAACAAGCTCATGGATTTAGTAAACTCGTTGATTTCGCTTATGGAAAAGCTGGCGTTTTCACCGAATTCTTCAGCGAGCTTCGAAAGCTCGTTTTGAACATGGTTTAAATACTGCCCTTCAGCGATTTCAGCTTCTTTTGTTGTTTGAGCGATAAAGCCTTCGGCGAACTCTCGGTCCGCACCTAGTTCTACGCAAGCTTCTTTGAATCCTCGTTCGAATTCCGAATTGCTCAGATCGGTGCTGTTGAGCTGAGCTAGGATTTCTTCTTCGGATAGCTCTGAAGCTTTCGGGCGCTCATCCGTTTTATTCTTTCCTGTGAGATGATGTGTTATTCCTCCAGCCAAAGCTGCCCCGGCTAACGGTCCTGCCAAAGCGCCGGTATTTCCAGAAGCTACTATACCGCCGAGTGCTCCTAGAGGCAGCGAGGCTCCGACTAACGCTCCTCGCCGTGCCCCAGCGGATCGATCCTCCTTGTTGGCTAAAGCCCCAATTCCTGCTCCGACAGCTCCGGTTAAGAATGGCGCGATGGCGGCTTCTATTAAGGTAACCGCCTTTTTTTCTTGAGACGCTTTTTCCATAGTGTTGTTCAGTTCGGCGTTTTCCGGCGAGTGAGCGTGTGTTGAATCAATGTGCATGGTTTGTTGGTTAAAATTTGGGTATGCTCCGGTTTTTATAATTGTATCGAAATCTTTTGTGGTTTGCAACAAAGTAGATGTGCGTGCTCGAAAGCCTAGGTAAAAACTTTTATTTAACAAAACTGGTTCGCGCTTGTTTCTAACGTATTCTTGTATAACCGAATCTCCGCTGGGACTTTCCACTCATAAGTTGACGAACTACCCACCAATTTTCGCGAGTGGCTATATTTAATTCTCGTATGTTTTCCGGGGTTATTTCTTTCAGGTAGTTTTCTACTGTGGAACATACCCTGAAATAGTAGCCTACGGATTTCTTCGTGTTCGAGTTCCACTTTTTTGCTACTCGAACAGCTCTTTCGCCCGAGTCCCCGACTACTTCGGTGCTAGGACTCATAATTCCTTCTTCAGAGATATTGTTGAACTCTCGGACAATCTCACGGCTCATCCATTCAAGCTCTGAACCTCCGAGCCCAGGGTCTTTGAAAAAGAACATAACGTGCGTATGCGGGTTCAACTCTTTGCTCAAAAGATTTCGAGTAGACATTTCGTGAACATAAATCATATAGGAAACCAGTTTTTTCTTTTTCAGCTTTCGGAAAACTTTACAGTTTTTTCCGTAAAAGCTCCATAATTTCTTCTTATAGCTTTCGATATCGTTATCCAAGTGTTTCAAGGTTTCTCCGGAGTTTACAACAGCGTGAAAGGCTACATACCCAGATTCGAACAGTTTTTGAGGATTGTTGTCTTTCATGAATTTAGCAAAAGCCCTTCGGCAGGTTTTAGGATCCATGGCCCGGTTGTTCGCGCAGTAATCGCTATAGTATCCCAGCTCGTTTATTAGATTCGATTTCACAGCACAAATACCGTTTCCGATAATGTTGGTCATATCGACTCCTATGCACTGCATTAGATGACTTCCGAGATTAAACCGCTTTAGCCCGTAGCGATTTCCGTTTTTGGCTAGTGGTGAGGTAAACAATGTTTTTATAAGCAGTCTTTCGTCGAGAGGAATAACTTTCCAGTTTCTAACCCAATCCCTCGGATTCGCCCAGTTTATATCGAGTATGCCTTTAACTGGCTTGCTAGATACTGTTGAAGCCTTGGAAGAGACTAATTCGTCTGAATGAGTTCTGGATTGCTCTGTTTCGATAAACTTAGCGATTGTGTATTCGGTAGGCGCGCTCTCTCCTTCCCATACCGAGTTTTTATATTGAGTCAGTTTCGGAGGTGGATTTTCAACTGGAGAAGTTTCTCGGGTGACTAATATTTCTTCTATTCTCGTTAGTTTTGCTGATTCGATGGCCAATGACATTTTGTATGTATGTTTATTGTGCAGCACACTACTCAACTCTTTTCAGGCTCGATTGAGTACATTGCTGTCAGGTGCCTATATGCTCTTAGACATATCGGAGCTAACTCTACTCATCAATTATCGTGGAGTCAAGGGGGAGAAAGCATCTGTTGATATGAGGGAAAGCAGATCTACCATAGACTGTATACCAGTTTTCTTGTTTGTGGCTTGAACCATTCAGGTAAATCTAGTAAATTATGTTTATTTATGAGAGCTATCGAAAAAGTGAAATCAATCACAGTGCGTGGAAAAAGGTATAAATTCGGTTTAAAAAAACTGAGAGAAGCCCGAGGGCTAACCGATCATCCGGAGACTAAGAACAAGGGAGTTTTTATAGACCGCGGAGAACGAGGTAAAAAACTGTTAGCCACACTTATAGACGAGCTGATTCATTGCGCTATATGGGAGATAGATAACGATATTGTAGATGTTATATCCGACGATATGGCTGAGGTGCTTTGGCGGTGCGGTTTGAGGTTTATAGACGAAGATGCCGACATTCCGTCTAACAAAAAAATTAAAGATAAAAAAACAAAAAAAAACTAAAAAATTAATTCCGTTGGTTGATCTTTCATATTTGGTAAGGTAATATTAGTTTAAATGGGTAAAAATTATAAATATATGCTGGTGGCAGGGAAATTAAAAAAAGTTTCCTCATCTGAAAAAGCCAAATATACTATACCAGATCCTTCCGAGTTTTTTAGTCCTGTAACCAATTTAATTCCAGGAATCAGCTCTGTTTCTGGGGCTCGCGTTTTGATCGGGGATAAGTCTTCGTTGCAAGCTATGACGTTAACTAATCGAGAAGCTCCGTTAGTTCAGTCAGCTCCTAAAGGAGGAAAACAGAGTTTTAACCAGCTTTTTGGAAATTTAGTAAGCATCAGATCGTCAGTTGCAGGTAAAGTTGCAAAAATTAATGATGATACCATTGTTATCAAAGACTCTTCAGGTAAAGAGCATACGCACGACAGATATTCAAATTATATCGTCGGAAGAGAAAGTTATATAGACCACAAACCTACGGTTTCAATAGGAGACAAGGTAGAAAAAGGGCAATTATTGGCTACCTCGAATTATTCAGATGATAAAGGCAACTTAGCCCTAGGTATGAATTTGAAAACCGCGGTTATGCCTTATCGCTCTCTTAATTTTGAGGATGCTTTGGTTATATCTGAATCTGCAGCAAAAAAACTCGAAGGAGAGCAACTCATCCCTATTCGTTTAGAGGTGGCTAGAGGAGTTTCCACAGATAAAAATCAGCATATTTCATTGTTTCCTAACAAGTTCTATAACGATCAATTAGATACCATAGATTCTCAGGGAGTAGTAAAAAAAGGAACAGTTTTGCGACCTGGAGATCCCGTGATCCTGGCTTTCCAGCCTAAAACACTTAAATCATTGGATATACAACTTGGAAAGTTATCTAAAGTGATTAGAAATGCTTTTAATGATATTTCTACAACATGGGAATATGAGCACGAAGGAACAGTGGTTGACTCAGTTAACACAGGTAAACTTATAACTGTAACTGTTAAAACAAAGCGCCCTATGGGGTTTGGGGATAAATTGAATATGCCGTTCGGAGCTAAAGGAGTGGTACACATCGCTGCTGATACGCAAATGCCACAAGACGAAGACGGCAAACCTGTGGATGTTATCCTTAATTCCATGAGCATCACTTCTCGCGTTGCTCCTGGGTTGGTGAATACAATCGGGCTAGGTAAATTAGCACAGAAAAAAGGCAAAGCTCTCAATATGACCGGATTTACTGAAGGTTCTGCGGTGCAAAAAGTAATAGACGCGTTGGACAAAGCAGGAATTAAAGACACTGAAAAGCTTTATGATCCAATTTCAGGCAAACAGGTCGAAGTGCTAACAGGACCTCTTTATTTTAACAGGTTACACCATATAGCTGAGGACAAAATTTCTGCTAGATCTGCTGCAACTACATATGATGTGAATATGCAGCCTTCAAAGGCCGGAACAACAGAAAAAGCTAAACGAATAGGTAACTTGGCTACGACGGTTGCTTTATCGAATGACGCGAAAGCAGTGCTTAGGGATATCGCTACGGTGCGCTCTACTAAAAACGATGATTATTGGACTGCCCTCAAATTAGGGTATCCTCCACCCCCTCCAAAAGTACCATTTATATTTAATAAGTTTCTTGGGCATCTTCGTGGAGCAGGAATTAATGTTCAGCAGGAAGGTTCAAAATTTCATATTTTTCCTCAAACCGATAAAGATATTGTTTCATTATCATCAGGGGAAATTAAAAATCCTCTCACGTACAAGTTAAAAAAAGATGAATTGCAGCATGAGGAGCACGGCCTTTTTGACCCTACATATGTTGGGTTGTACGGAGATAATTTCAATCACATTGAGTTGAGTCATAAAATACCTAATCCTATGGCTGAAGAACATTTACGTAAAATGTTAAAAATGACCAAGGCGAATTATACAGCGGCTATCGCTAGTGGTGAGCTTGAAAAGAAATTAGAAGCTATAGATGTAGAGAATAAAATTGATGAGCTTAAACAATTTATTGCTACCAAACGTAAATCCGGAAGAGACGAGGCAGTCAAAAGTTTAAGCTTTTTAACTATGCTTAAATCACACGGGCTCAAGCCTAGTGATATGTTGTTATCTAAAATCCCAATTATTCCTGCACAGTATCGCCCTATTATTATACAGGGAGATCAAGTTCTTTCGGCAGATATTAATGAGCTATATAAAGATTTGATGCTTGTCAATAAATCTTTGAAAGATGCTGAAAAAATAGAGGATATTTCTCCTGAACACATTAGAGCGGCAAAACAGAAAATTTACGAAGGTGCTCAAGCTATATATGGTTTAGGTGACCCAATATCTCAAAAAAGTAAAGAGAAAGGGTATAAAGGTTTACTAGCTACTGCGTTAGGCGTTCACGGCGGGTCAGCCAAAGAATCCATGTTTCAGGCAAAAGTTGTTAACAAACCAATTGATTTGGTAGGAAGAGCTGTGTTATTGCCTGATTCGAAGTTAGATCTGAATCAAGCGAGCATTCCTCAAAATGTTGCTTGGAGTATATATGCTCCTTTTATAATTCGAAGATTGGTTAAACAAGGAATACCTGCAACTAAAGCTAGAGAATACTTAGATACAAAACATCCGTTGGCGCTTAATGCACTCCAGCTAGAGATGGAGGACCGCCCAGGAATTGTTACTCGAGATCCGCAATTATCTAAATATAATTTTCAAGGTTTCTATCTAAAGACAAATATTGATCCTAAAGATTTTTCAGTTAAATTAAATCCTTTGGTGTTTAAAGGTTTCGGCGCTGATTGTGATGGAGATCAGTTGAATGTGCAAGTTCCGGCGACAGAAGAAGCTAAAGATGAAATCAAAGAAAAGCTATTGCCTGAGAAAAATTTAATCTACCACAGAACATTCAGCCCGATATTCACTCCTTCGAACGAGGCCGCTACAGGTTTATTCGCTGCAAGTTTTGAAGATAAAAAAAATAAACCTATTAAATATAGCTCAGCGCAAGAAGTTGTAAGAGATTTTTTAGCCGGTAAATTAGATGTTGGCGACCGCGTTGAAGTTTGAATCAGATAGATTAATCTTTATCTTTCTATTCTTTTAAGTTATGCTTGACGAAACTGAATGGCTTCAATTATCTGAAGTTGATAAATATGAGGAGTTGCAAAAATATCTACAGGAATTAGTACTTATAGACAAAGGTAAGCATAACCTTAGCTATACACGAGAACAAGGAAAATTAAGTAAAATAAAAACGGAGCTCCAAAACAAAATATTTAAAATTATAGAATTAGAAAATGCCTTATGAAAATCGTAGATTTGATAAACCAATATAACAACTTAATAGTTAAAGAAGCCGCAGAAAACTCCGCCAAGACAACATTAACGGCGCTATTTTCATCTACAGACACAGCTACCGCAGACAGCAGCGAAAAAGTTGCTTTCATACCTAACCCTCAAGTTGCTCAGCAGCTACAAGAACAGCAACAAGCTGCTCCTCAACAAGCTGCTCCTCAACAAGCTGCTCCTCAACAAGCTGCTCCTCAACAAGCTGCTCCTCAACAAGCTGCTCCTCAACAAGCTGCTCCTCAACAAGCTGCTCCTCAACAAGCTGCTCCTCAACAAAGTTTATGGGACGAGGTCACAACAGCTTTACAGCAAATTCCCCCTGAGCTGCAGCAGCAAATCACTCCCCTATTGACTCAACTTCAAGCGTTACCTCCTGAGCAAAGAGAACAACAGCTGGCGGCTATTTTACAACAATTGGCTCCTCAGATGAATGGCGGAGCTGTCGGGCAAGCAGCGCCTATGGAAGCGCAAGCATCCTACGAAGACGCTGCAGGGCTTTTCGGAACCAGCCAAAATACCCCAGCAGCCATGGATGACGCTTCTTCTGCCGAAGCTTCTGCTGTAGAAGCAAAGAATGAGCTGGATAATGTACGCGTTAATTTATCGGTACGAGAATTACTGGATTTGATAGGGAAAGGGTCTGCCACAGCTTCATTACTGAAAGTTAAACAACTGGCAGACCAACATAACCAAAAAATGGAAGCTGTTAAACAAAAGGCTGAACTTGAAAAACAGCAGAGTCAGCAGCAAAACTCACAGCAACAAGAAGCCTTGATGGGGTCCGCAGGAGGAATATACCCGCAGGCTATGAATGCGGTAGGTTAATTTCATTAATTTAAAAATATGTTCGATTTGACTAAATTATCCGTTTTTTTAGATAGTGTAGTTGAGCAAGATCCAAATTACGACTACGCTTGTTATATAAAGGAAAAGTTGGCCGAAGATCACAGGGATCCTTTCACGGTAAATAATGGAGATAACTACGAATTAGCAGAACCGGATGTAACCACAGCCACACCGAAGCAGCAAACTGCGGATAATTTTGAAGGGCAGCTAATGGATGATGCATTTCAAGAATTATCCGTGCAAAATATGTTAGACGAAGAGAAAAACACTGTGGGAAAGCCAAAAGATTCTTCTACAGCTAAGACTAATAATGTTATTTCTAATAATTTTATTCCGCAGCAAAAAGTTGCAAGAGTGTTGGTTCCAGGGGTTACATTTTATGAAGCACTTCGCGCCCGCTTTTTGGGGGCGGACGAAAGGTTTGTTTAACAATGGTAACCACAGTAGGTAAAGTTTTGCTTAAGTTTTTTACTCCTTCGCAGTTTCATGATTTGATAGACGATGAAGTTTTAGACAAAAAAGGGCTTTCTAAATTTTTTAGCGCACTAGCTGCTAAAGCTCCGACCGAATACAGTAAAATTACATCGGATTTAACAAGGTTAGGTTTCGAGATTGCCACACGAGAAGGAACATCACTCACATTAAAAGATTTAGTATCTCCTATAGATAAGGATAAGCTTTGGGAGGATTTCGACGCATTCAAAGCAAAAATAGAAAAAAGTGATGACTCAGAATCTGTAAAAAATAAAAAGATATTCGATAAATACAATGACATGATGACTAATATCGAAAAAGATATTTTGTCAAAAGGGCTTAGTTCGAATAAATCTTTAGCTAAAATTATTATTGCCGGTTCAAGAGGATCTCCCGCGCAGTATCGAGGAACAATAGCTACACAAGGTGTTGTTGTGGATGCTGACGGTAAACCTAAAATGGATTTACCGATAAAAAGTTCTTATGCAGAGGGATTAACTCTACCTGAATATCTGACAACATCATTCGGTACAAGATCTGGAGAAGTTTTGAAAAAAATTTCCGTAGCCCAAGGCGGGTATGGTTCAAAGCAATTCGCACGCGCTCTCATGCCTCTTCAAGTTGTGGAGCATGATTGCGACACCATGAATGGAATATCCGTTAGTGTGAAAGATAAAGAATCGGTGGGCTCTTTTTTAGCAAAACCTGTTGACGAGTATAATAGAAATAATGAGGTTACATTGAAAATGTTAAATAACCTCGCGAATAAAAACATTAAAAGTATAACCATACGTTCTCCGATGACGTGTCAAGCTAACAAAAAACATCATGCGGGCGGACTTTGCCAAATGTGTGTTGGGGTGCGCGAAAAAGGAATGGCCGCCTTAGATAGTTATGTTGGGTTGGTCGCAGGAACAGCTGTAGCAGAACCACTAACTGAAAGCGCTATGAAAGCCAGACATTCTGGAGGTGCAGCTACTACACTAGGAACTAGTCAGCAAGGGTTTAAATTAATAAATCAATTGGCGAATGTCCCAAAACAATTTTTAGGTAAAGCGCCGTTAGCTCAAGAAGATGGCTTTATTACGAAAATCGAGCCTGCTGCGGCAGGAGGATATTTTATAAAAGTCAACAATACCGAACATTATATCGGGTTAGACCAAGAGCCTACAGTTTCTGTCGGGGATAGTGTAGAGCAGGGAGACGCTTTAAGCTCAGGTTTAATAGACCCTCGAGAAGTTGTTAAATACAGAGGAATAGGAGACGGTAGAAAGTATTATATGGAAGCGATGAAAAAAGCTTTCGACGATAGTAATTTAAGTGTCAATCGTAGAAATTTTGAACTTATAGCCAAAGCCGCTATCGACCATGTGCAAATAACAGATCCCGAAGGTTTAGGCGATTACCTACCAGACCAGATCGTTTCCTATTCAGCCGTTGAAAAAAATTATAAACCTAGAGAAAATTCCAAAGATCTCAGGTTAGACTTTGCTTACGGAAAATATCTGGAAAAACCCGAGCTGCATTACACACTAGGTACAAAAATAACTTCCAGGGTAATCAAAGATTTAAAAGATAATGGGATTGAAGCTGTGTTGGTGAACGACAATCCTCCCAACTTTGAGCCTGTGATGGTGCGTTTATTGGATATACCTGAGCATCATGAAGATTGGATGCATGTTCTGAACAGTACCAATTTGGCGAAAAGATTTGTAAACATGGTAAATAAAGGATCCGTTTCAGATGTTAAAGGACCAAGTCCTATACCTGGGTTAGCGTATGGTGTAGGATTTGGGGAAAAGGAAGACATTTACTAACAGTAAGAAGAGTCTTGATATACAAGCAAAAAATAAATAAAATTAGTAAATCAATAATAGCCGGATTATATTTATGCCTAAAACAAATTTAATAAAAGCAGCAGCAGACGACCAACTCGAAGGGGCTTTTTTCCAACTAGCTTACCAACGTCTTCAAGATACCCTCAAAAATTTAATCCCGTATTTGGTGGGATTTGAGATTGTAAAAAAGAATGAAGACAATACGAAAGCTCTAGGGGTTTTTGGTTTTCGCTCGGCTAATGGGCAAATTTTATTTGTTCCGGTGTTTTTTATTAATGGTAAGGTTAAAACTCTTGATTTACTCTACAGTAAAAACAACGAGCAATTTTATCCGTTGAATGAAGACTTTGCTGAAATGTTCATAAAAGAGGAATTGCTAGGACTGGGAGAAAACTCAGACGAAAGCAGATCTGACATAATGCGCGATGTGGCTCAGGGAGATTACAGACAGCTTGTTGTTCCTCCACGTACCGGAAAATATACAGTCGCTTCAGTTATCGATTATGTAAGAGATTCCGGCAACCCAACCAAAAAGGCATTCGCAAACTTATTGGAGAAAGACGCAGACTTTTGTGAGGCTGTTATGAGATTTTATCCTATGGAGAAGGTCGCCGAAGCTATTAGTTTAGACGATGGAGATAAATATCGCTCAGGAGACAATGCTCCAGCCAAATTGAAACTTGTAAAAAAAGAGAATAAGGAGCAAGTAAAGAATTTAACTGCTCAGCAAAAAGAAACTTTGTTGACCCAAGGGTTTGTCATTTTGGACAACCGAGAGGCTGGAGAAAAATCAAAGTTTGGAGCTATAGATTATGAAAAGACTTTTTCAAATCCTGTAGATTCTGGATTTTATTCATATATTACAGCTACAGGTAATTTGCGGTATGGTTTAGTTTTAGTTCGTCCGAAGCAGCTTCAGCAAAATTTTTCTACAGATGACGCTATTGTTATCGATTTAGAGTCCGGAAAAGGAAGCGCGTATATAAAGGATAGCACCAAAGTATTTATTAAAGACCATTTTAAGATAGCCGATTATTCTGATGTGCATAAAATGATGGTCGACGCAGCCGAGGCTCGTCCAGGTTCAAATATTTATGTATTAATAAATGAAAATTTAAATGCTACCCAGCCGTTTTACATAACAGCTAATTTCAAAGATGCTTCTGGAATTCGAAGAATTTCTGCAGAGCCTTATAGAGCTTATGACCATGGTTGCGATTGTATAGAATATCGTGGAAAAACTGACCGCCCCGGAAGTGTGCATGATCTTCCTAGAGGTAATTTTTATAACCACCCCAAACAGGCGAAAGAAGTATTTTTGGTGATTACAAAAAAACCTGGCGATAAACTGGAATATAAGGATAATTTAATTTATGTCCCGTCCGGGTATAAATTACTTAAGATTGAGCCTAGTTCTGGAAAATTAAGCACTGTGTCCGCAGAGGCGGGAGGTGATAAGATCGACGAAGACACCAGACATGAGCCTGGATCGATACGTGCTTTAAATAATTTGTTGACTGAAAAAAATATTTTGCCTATGTCTGTGCGCACAAACGGCAGCGAATATTTTATAGATATAAACGGAGCTAAGAAAAAGTATGATGACCCTGTTAGCGCAAAAATTGCCATGACTATGGAGTTTGGGTTACCTTTTGAAGAGTCTGAAAAAATAATAGACTCTCTTGTCCCAGGGATATCAAAAAAAGGGCATATAAAACAAGCTTACACCGGAGATATGTACCCCCAGCCGTTGGAGGAATCACCCTATACCAACGAATTTGGACAGGCCACAACTACTGGGGTAGGTATGGAGAACATGCTTTCCTCAGATATTAGCTATACGCAAGATCCTACTCGTAAGGGGTTAGGTGTTATGCCAGACGTAGAAGGGGTAGACCCGAGAGTTGTTCAACAAGCGATTCAATTAGCGCAGAACAACCAAAAAGAAATATTTGACGCGCATACAATCGGAGCTTTAGCGAAATATGTTTCAGTAGGGGATAAAGTTTCTGAGTACCTTCCATCCATCATTGAAGCTATGGATAGGCTTGGTAGAATTTTATTTTTACTCCACTGGGAAACAGATAAATTTAAAGATATGTATGGCAGAGGCGATTTACCTGAATTAGTGGAATTAGTTACCAGCGTTTTCAAAAATTTAGGGGAGCTGGTAATTTTCTTAAAACGGAAATCTCCGGAGTTATCCATAAACATGTCAAAAGCAGATAATTTTGATATGTAATACGCGCATGAGTAACTTAAATGGATACTCCTATTGAAAATGATAATAGTTTATTAAAGCGTTATTTAGCTTTAAAATTATTGCGCGAAAATATTTATTTTACTCAACCTAATAAGTATAATGCTGCTGATTTTATGGGAGACTTCCCAGGCAGATTAAAGACTGTGGCTGGGCTTTTTGAAGACGTCCCGACTTCCTTGGCTGTTATTTCTAGAAACACAGAGACCCGCAAAGCTCAAGTCCGTAGGGCTATTGAAAAAATAAAAAATACTAAAGAAGCTAAATCTGAAATTGGAAAACAGATGCTTAGCAACTCTTTGTCTATGGGGCTAGGCGGAATTCCTGCCAGTTTTTTATTGTCGTCAGCAATACGGTTGATGGGGTTCAGAGGATTAAGAGGACCAGGAGGTAAATTAAGATTACCTTTTTCTCCAGTCAAAACAACGAAGCGTATATTTAATAATGAGCATGCCCACCGTAAAAAGTTTACACACGGCGTGATCAATGATACAGCCACGGGAGCAATCTTAGGCGCAGCTAGCGGTACGGCTGTTCCTTTTTTGGCAGGCAAAACAAAGCTACCTGACGCCGCGCTCGAGGACGCCGCCCGCGTGATAGAAGCTCAGCCATATCTTTCTAGCTTTCCTGTAGCTGATTTATTAAGCGTGACTAGGCGGAATAATACAGAAAAAAATGATTTTATTTTAAGTAATTTAAAAAACGGACTTTTAGGGGTAGGTTTAGGCGGCGCTTTGGGAGGAATTACTGGAGCAGCAGCTCCTCTGGTTGACGCACCTAGATCCTTATGGTCTGCGTTTAGCGGTAAGCGAGGTGCGCCCGTGAATGTTATTAAAAAAGATTTTTTAAATATGTTGAGAAATACGCCAAAGGCTATAAAAAGGACAGCTCTGCCTATGGCTGCTGTAGGAGGAGTATTAGGCAGCATAACGCAGGGCCTCGGACCGCATGAAGCTTAAAACATTAATGCCTATTACGCTTAATCAAATAGGCTCATTTTTTAATTTTCCTAATTGGCGGTATCTAATTTATTTAGAGCCCCACAGAGCTAATTTGGCTTATTGTAGGGATAAGCCTAGAGATGGAGCTAATCGGTTGCGCAGGTATCTTACAAGTAACCAAGATTTGTTGAATAACGCGGCGTTAGCTTATTCTTTCACACCATTCATATCTAAGGCCATTTCGAAATTAACCATGGATCAGAAGAGTATGTTTTTTAAACTGTTCAATAAAAAACTTAAAAAACAGGGGGATAAAAAACTTTTTGTTCCTACGTATAAATCAGACGACATCAAGCTTTGGAATTGTAAATTTATAGATTTGATTTTAGACGAGCCTTTACGCAATTTTTTATATCACACAGCTAAAATTAAATATTATTCAGAATATGACTTTGCGGTCAAGTTTCATAGTTCTAAAGATCATCGGAGGACATGTTGCGTAATAGGTTATTGTATTTTTGCAGGTCTTTCGGATAGTGAAATAGCTAAAAGGCATAGATTATATCCTAAACAGGTTCGCGCACTCAGAGAACTGTTTTTTGACTTTTCAAATGCTCCCACCGAGGTTGTAGCTCGCGCAGCGTATTTTACACAATTAGCAGATAATCAAATTATAAGCGATATTGATAGAAGATATTATAAAATCATAGGTTCGTTAGGAGAATTAGGGTTAAAAGCAGATGCAGACCCACACAGCTTAACTTACGAAGAAAGAGAACGACTTAATGCTTATTTAGGTGATTCGATGATAGATAACGTTACATCTTTATATTTTTCTATCGAAGATAAGAAAGATGCTTTAAACTATAATAGTGTTATAAATAACTTGGCGTCGTTTTTAATTAAAAAAGAGGAAATCAAATATTTCCAAGCTAAAGTTAGAAATTTAGATGCAAGTACAACTAGAATACTTAACGACAAAGTTGATTTTGACACAAATATGCAGGAAGAGGATGAAATAGCGTTGAAATTAATTTCTCAGCTGGCTTTAAAAGAAAATACCTTACCGGAATATAAATCAATTACTGAATTGAAATAGTTTTTAAACCTGTTACAATTATAAATTATGGAAGAGCCTAATATTTTAATTAAAACTGCATTGAACGAAGCTGTGCAATATGTAAACCAAGGGAATTCTCCTACAGAAGCTCTTAAAAAAGTGGCTGAAGAAATGGATCTAAACCCGAATTACATCCAACGTACAGGCGAAGCTTTGAACGTGGCATTACATTATCGGCATTTTAAAACAGCGGAAGATCGGGCAGAAGAATTCGCTATAGCGGATATTCCAAAAGTTATTACCGATGCATTGAGCGTGAGTGAAAAAAGCGCGGCTAAAACATTAGCAGATAACTTTATAACTCCGGATTCTGACGACGTAGTTTTTAACTACAACCGAATTCTTAACAACCCTCAGTATAAACAAGCATATTTGGAGATAGCGAATTCTGACGAGCAGCATGACAGCTTTCCAACCAGAGTCGAAACTCTTTACGAGAAGTCAGCGCAGTATATAGAAAAATTAGCTCGTCAGGTAGAGGAGACAGAGATACATAAGGTGGCCGCTGAGTTACACTTGAATGATGTTTTTTGTGCGTTGACTCATGAGTTTAGAAAAGATGCAGCCGCAAGAACGTCTTTTGAAGAATTTGAGTCGCAAGTTTTTTCTAAATACGGAGAACTGGCTGTGCCTTATTTGGACTTAATCCATAAGACAGCTGCTCGAGAAGAGGAGCGAGGAGTTCACGACAAGGGTTATATTATGTTTGAGCCGACTAAAGAAGCCGTACTTTTTGACCGCTTGATAGAATCAGCTCATGAACTTGTAGCATTGGAAAAGGAAGCCGCGGACGCGCTCGAGAACTATAAGTATGAATCAGCTTTTGCAAAAGAAGCGTATAAAGAATTTAAAAAAACGGCGGACATAAAAAATTCTACCGAGAATGCATCTGAGACTAAAGCTTTTGCAGGTGATCTTCAGAAAGACGCCGCTGAAGATCCTGTTCTTGACGCAGTTAAAAAAAAAGTATCAGACCCTGAGTTTACAATAGCTAAAGAATACGCTAAAGATCCTGTCATCGAGGCAGCAGCGGAAAAGACAGCTGCGGGGTTTAACAGAGACCCCTTAGGCGACTTTTTAAAAGGTACTTTTGTAGATAACTTAAGATCTCGACTCGGAGGAGCCGCGCAAAGCAGACCTACTAAGCCTAATCTTACGTTAGAAAATATGGAGCGAAAGCTTTTATTGCAAGAATTAATGCTCACTGACCCCATATTATCTAGAGTTAACCCTGTTCGAGTAGCCAAAGCTTACGAGCAGTTATTAAGACTTTCTCCAGAAACATCTAAAGAGAAAGAAGTGGTACGCGCACAATTAAGAGCGATGGTCGCTTCACAAGCCTTAAGTGCGCATGACGCAGATTTAATGACTAAACTTGATGTGGACATGCTTAAACGCAGAATTGCCACTCAAGCTTTTAACAGTGGCTTGACTGAGCAATTTAGAATTTAATAGAATATAATTATTATGCCGGCTCAATTAAAAATTAAAAGAACTATAAATAATGATGTTTGGAGTATAACTTTTTATCTGGATATAGAAAAATTAGCTGAATCCGATAAAGAGTTAATGCGTAAATTCGGAGAACCCGCTATTAATTCGGGCGGGGTAGTTTTAAGTGGTACTCCTGACGAATATACTTTGCCTGATAAATTTATTAAAATAAGATCTGATTTGCCTTTTACTCAAGAGTTTGATTCTAAAGCAGGTGTTTTTTCGACAAATACACAAACAAAAGCCGAAGCTTATCAAGACCATTTTGTTGCTGCTTATACCGCAGCTTTCTCGGCATTAAGAGCTAACGCAGATACTTTTACAGGGGAATATATAGAAAATGTTTAATTATGGAATTATGTGAAAAATTATCCAAAGCTATTAATAAAAAAACAGCCTCGCAATCAATTTATTCTATTTTATTAAACTCACGTAATAAAAGTAACTATGAGGAGTTAAATAAATTCGCTTTTGTAGCCCCATTAATTGCAGAGGCAGGGAAGTTTATGCTTCCTCTAGTAGCCTCCTCGATAGCTAGAAAACAACTACTGAAATCGGCTCCGAGGTTAGCGGAGAGATCTGGGGTTATGGGGAGAATTGGTCGCGGGCTACCTAATTTTTTAAATCGTCCCATAGCCTCGGCAGCTGCTGTAGATATGCCTGTTATGGGCTTTGCTTCAGTTTTAGGAAATCCTATACTTGACGCCGGTGGTCGCGCATTCGGGTATAAACCTAATAAGATGGAGATGCAGCCCTATTTTGAAGATAGCACAGCCGGAGTAAGTAAAATTTCTTCATTCAAAAAACAAGCTTTTCAGAATCCCGGCGATATGACATCCGCTGATTTTGCTAATATTAAAAAAGAGTTAGCTAGCCGCGGGGTTTCTCCGGTTTACGATGATTTTACTGGGGAACAGCGAAGAGCATATAATGAGAATTTGTTGAAAGCTCGAGATGCTGCGGTCGACGACATCCCCGTAATATCAGGAGGAATTGCCGGACTAAAGGGAGGGCTTTTAGGTGCTGGGATAGGAGGGGCGGCAGGTTTAGCTGGAGGGCATTTACTACGGAAAGCTCCATTTTTAAATTTATCTTACAAAACACGTTCTGCACTTCCTGCAGTTTTAGGAGGAACTTCAGCATTACTATCCGGCATATTATCTTCTATGCCCGCAGCAAAAAATAAATATGAAGCTGTACAGGCGCTGAAAAAGCTACAAAATACAAACAATATTTCAGATGTTTCTGATATGAACACAGCTGACCAATATTTATTACATTCATAATATGCCAACACCATCACAAACAGCTTTTCAAGAAGACTTAGCGAATCCTGCCGCAGGGCTTGACACTGACCTATACCATGCGATAGCTCCAATAGTTTCTTCTAATGTCGGTAAATTAAAAGGTTATGACGCAGAGCGAATTAAAGCTTTACGAGAGCATGTTAGAAAAGGTGTGGTAGGTCTCGAGTACTTGACAGGTACTAAGAGCAATAAAGGAAAAACTTTTTATGATGAGCACCCAACGCAATCTGTACTTAGCGATATTTTAAAGCAGTCACCCACCATAGGTCTTGGGGTAGCAGCCGGCGGAGCAGCGACTAATTATTTACGCCAGATGCAGAACATGATGGCTACAGAAAAAGCGCAAATGGCTCGCGCTAATAACCCTTTAGATCCAAGCAATCCCACAAACTTACTAGATTCTTCAAGAGGTCCTTTACGCGAAGATATAGCTAGAACTTTTGGCGAGCTGAGTGACGATTTAAAAGTTTCTCCAGAATTGCGTTTTCGTAGATTAGATGACCTTGAGCGCCGCCCAGTAGCGGATATGCGGAAATATCCTGGAGAATTCAATATGCTCGAAGCGCAGCGTTCTGAAGCTATCGATAATTTTAGAAAGCAATATTCGGCAACGCAGAAAGAGCAACTTAATGCTTTGAGCAGGGCTAAAAAAGGCGAACCTATTGAGCAAATAATAAAAGATTTGAATATAGATCCTACAGATATGCAGGGCGGGGCTCTTGAAAATTTGGATAGTTACTACAGAAGTAAATTAAAAGATCTTGATATAGGTTATGGAACGGCGATGACCGATTATAAAACTAAAGTCAATGATCTGATGCGTACTTTAGAGCCTCATGGTTATGCTCCGCAATACCGCGCATTAGAGATGCAAAAAAGTATTATTAGCGAAGACTTCAATCGAAAGCTTGAGCAACTCATGGCTACCGGAGACCAAAAGCCTAAAAAAACATTACAAGAGCAATATGCTTCTAGAATATCTGAAATAGAACAGGCACAAAAAAACTTGATTAGCCAAGCCAGACAATCTCCTGCACAGGCAAAGCTCAAAGATTATGCAAATTTCATGGAAAGTTATAAGAGGAAAAGAGATTCTGGAAAACCTTTTAAATCTTATATTGGTGAAGATTTGCACGAGCTGAAAAACAATCCGGCTGTACAGAAATTTTTACAGAAGAAATATATTAGCCCTGTAGCGAACAAGTTGCGTGGAATAGTCAATAGTCTCGTTCCTGGGAAAAATCAAGCAATTGGCGATCTTTTAGAAAAAGGAAATATCACCGGAGCAGACAAATATTTTAATGAAGGGCTGGTATCAGACATTATAAAAGAAATCAATGGCGGAAAAGATTTTTCTTCGGCAAATCCTGCGGAGCATATGTTTGCTAACACAACTTTAAGAGATATAAAGAATCCGAACTTTCAATCTTCAGGGCTGAGAAGAACATTGAGAAGGGCTGGTCTCCCTTTGGCGGCCGGAGCAGGGATAGCCTTAGGCGGCTCTGGATTATATGCCTTGGTGCGAGCTATTCAAAATAAAGCTTTTGAAGACGAGCAAATTAAAGAATGGAAAAAAACACTCCTCAAATCAAGAGGGGATTTCGATGCCGCTGAAAGAATTAATTAAAATATGTACTCGGGGTTAATTAAATTTAGTTCTACTGAAGATTGGAATTGGGATGTAGAACCTGTACAAATACTGGCTAATAAAAATACATTGGCTAAGACAGGAGCTGCGCACAATGAGCTTTGTGCTGAGAAAACAGCCGGACAAACTGATGTATTAGTTATTGCGCTTGGTGCGTACGAAGGAACTGGCGCTAATAGAAACGGCGATATTTTTAAAGAAGCCGAATGTGTAAACAATTATAAAACATTCTTATATTCAGGCAAAAAAAATAAAGAAGGTAAGTACGACGGGCGTGCTTTAAACAGGCACCATAAAAATAAACCTGAAGACCCGAAATACGGAAATATTAAAGCTGCCGCATATAATAAAAATATGCGCCGTATTGAATTAATTATCGGAATGGATAATGATAAATGTGCTGAAGAAATTCAAAAGTTGTCAGAAGGTAAACAAATCAATGTTTCGATGGCGGCTAAAGTGGCTTATGACAAATGTACTTGGTGCGACCACGAAGCTAAAGACGACAGATCTCGTTGCGAGCATATTCCATCTAAATTAGGCGAAATCAACAAACGCGGCGAAATGTGCAGTATGGATAATATAAATCCTAGATGGTTCGAATTGTCTATAGTCGGCAGACCTGCTGATAGGATAGGTATGTCTCTTAAAAAAGTTGCTTCTGACGGAACTTATATTAAAAAAGCTGCGGACTATTTTAATCTATACCCAGGGTTTGTTGTTCCTGAGGAAGACAATACTCTTTATGTGTCAAAATATGCCAGTGAGAAAAGAAATTTGGTAGCCAAGCTGGCAGAGATAGAAAAGCGTGTTGAGACAGTTATAAAAGGCGGGGTTAAAAACAGCCGAGATAAATTTATTCGAGATGAAGCAGCTAAAATTAAAAGTAGCGACAATATTTCTGAGGATACTCTTGAAGAGCTGCGTAAATTCGAACCTTCTAAATTACTAAGAGCGCTAGCAGACAAAGGTGTCATTTTTTCTCTCGAAGACTTTATAAAATATTTATTCGGAACCAAAAAGATTAAAAACACCGAAGATTTATTCAGCAAAGTAAAAACTAGGCTTCCTTTTGCTTTTTCTGATTTGAATGAGGATATTTTACACAATGAAAAATATGAGCCCTCTTTTTCAGATATAATGCCAAAAGAGATTAAAAAATTGGTGAATGGTTTGTTTGACGGGCATTCTCTTTTTGGAGCTCCTGCACACCAAAGAATTTTGCGAATTACGATTGTAGGCAAACCTCAGAATAAATTAACAGGTAAAAAAGAAAACTCGGAGATATCGAAAGAAGCCGCAGTTCGTGAATTAGCTGACCAATATACAGCTTATAAATTGGCAGCTTTGAGATACCTTGAGGACCAAAATAAATTAGATGATGACTTGCTTTTGAACGCTATAATTCAGAATTTTTAAAAAATTCTTGGAGTTATACAAATTTTCAGTTAATATAACTTAATACTCAACATACAAACATATGACAAATAAATCAGCCACTGAATTAGCCGCAGAATTTTTAAAAAACAAGCTTGCTGCGGAAGAACTGAATATTCCACCGGTTGCCCCTTCCCCAGCAGCAGCATCTCCAGAGCTGCCCCAAGAGGCGTTAGAAGAAAATATTGGAGTTGAAGGAGGAGCGCAGGGAGGTGATGAAGTGGAGCAGCTTCTTGCGTCTTTATCTCCGGAAGAATTAGAGCAGTTAGCCTCTGAGTTGGCTGGAGATATCCAAGGAGGCCAATCAGCTTCGGAAGATGGTGAGATTGGAGAATTAGCTCAAGCAATCGCTACGCATCTCGGAACACAACCTCAAGAAGAAGCTGTTAAAAGCGCCGAGTTGGATTTTGTTAAATCTGCTGGGTATATAGAAGGATTTTTAGAGAGAGCTGTGGAGCACGGAGCCTCTTTTAAACAAGCGGTTGATTTGTATGAGCAGGCGTTGAACGAAACTGTTAATTTTGTAAAACAAGCAGCTGAATTAAAAGGAGACCAGCACAAATTAGATTTAAACAATAACGGTAAAATTGATTCGAGCGATTTAAAGAAATTGCGCGGAGACAAAGACGCGACTTCTGAAATTGATGAAAAAACAGCTGCTTATTACGAAGGTGTTTTAGAGCGCGCTCGTGAATATGGGTTTTCAGATGCTGAAATTCTTGAGTTTGTAAAATCTTCAGCATTATCTCTTCCGGCGCCTACATTAGCCGGGCGTTTTGGAGCCGCAACGAGCTCTGCCGGTAAGACAGTTAGTTCTAAGTACAATAAAGCAAAAGATTTTGCTGAAGGGTTTGTAAAAGGAAACAAAGCAGATAAGGTGCGCGGCGGAGAATCTTTCACCAAAGGTAAAGATACAGCTGCTTTTCTTAGACGTAATAAGAAAGCTATTGGGTTAGGTGCCGCTGCGGCAGGCGGAGCTGCTGCAGGTGGAACAGTTGCTTATAACTTAGCTAAAGGAAAAACCGAAGATAACAAAGAGAAACAAGAAGAGAAATAAATATTTACAATTTCATTAAATTAAAATAAAATCTATAAACAATCAGGAGAACAAAAATCATGGCAAAATTAACAAAACACGCAGAAGTCCTTAATCAACTTCACACTATGGTCAAAAAGCAAGCAGCCGACGCACAGAAAAATATTTCTGGTGTTCCGGGGGAAGATGTGAAATCTAACAGTATTAGCGATGAGCATGAAACGACTAATAAAAATTCCGTAGGTCCTGAAAATGTAGCGCAAGGCTATCATCAGAAACCTTCTGACGACTCTGCTACACCTTGTTGCGGGCCTAAAACAGCAGAGACCTTGGGAGCTGAAATTCTTGACATTATTCGCAAGCAGGGCGAAGCACAGGATACAGTTAAGGGAACTCCTGGAGATGTTAAATCGGAAAGTATTAGTGATGACAAAGAAACTGTTGATAAAAATGCTGTAAAACCTGAAAATAACACACCCCAAACCACAGGAGAGCAAAAGCCCAGCACGGACGATAGCGCTCCTTTAGCTGAGGCTAAAAAGGCTGAAGTTGAAGAGCTGGCTGCTAAAGTTGCTTCCTACGAACTAGGCCGCCAATTTTGCGCAGCTCTCTTAAAGAGCGCTAGCGAATATTCCGCTCCTAATGAAGCAGAATTTACAAAAGAGGCCGGTCGCCGTGATTTTGATCTGATGATCGCCCAAGCAGCCGAGAATCTTCAATCCGAGGATAGCTTAACCGAAAAGAAAGCAGAAGAAGCAGGAGCTGAATACTTTGATTCTATTTTAAAAGAAGCTGCTCTCGAGCAAGCAATTGAAGAAAATAAAACCCTTAAAGCAAAAGTTGCTGAATTAGAGAGTTTTTATCAAAAAGAGCAGACTAAGCAGGCCGAAGCTAAGCAGGAGCAAGCTCAAGTTGAAGCTCAGGCAAAATTAGCTTCTGTTGTTGCTGACATGGTTTTAGAAAAGCTCAAGACAGAAATTGTCGGTGGTCAACCTACTAAATAACTAACAGCTTATAATGCCTGATACATCGCCAGAAATATCTGTCGAGCAGCAAGCGATAAACGCGCTTAATTATTTAGACGATCAAGACAAGCAAAAAGTTTTAGAATACATAGACAGCTTGATAAACCTAGATAAAGCAAACAATGACAAACGAAGCAACTAACAAAATAGAAGAATTCGTAAAATCGGCTTTAGCTGAAATCAAGGAGCTTAAAAATCAGTTGCATGATTATCAAGTAAAGGAAGCTGCTGAAAAAGTTAAAAAAGACCAAGAAACCGAAGCTGCCTTGAAAAAAGCAGCTGATGCTCTATATAATTCTGATTTTATAACTGATAGCGATGAGAAGGAAGTGTTCCTTAAAAAAGCCAAGGAAGACCTCGGTTATCTAGCTAAAATTGTTGAGCGTGTTTGTACTGCATCAGATGTTGCTTATATGGGTAAAGTAGCCACAGTTAAATCGGCCGGAGCATCAGAAGACCCTGTGATGCGCCGAGCATTCGGTTATGACCAAAACTATAGTCTTTTAGACGAATAATTTTTTATGCGCACGTTGCAGCAAAAATTTATAGAAGGATTTTTAAAGCGTGCTTCTGAGTCCGGTTTACCGGAGGCTCAGATAGATTCCTTAACAAAAAAAGCTTTTTTTGGGCCTGCTATGGAAATGGGCTACTACGGCCTTCCTTCTGCTTTGGGTATGGGGGCAGGGTATCTGAGGGAAAAAGCTAAAACCAACCATTTCCGTGATGTATCGGACACACCAGAAGAGTTCAAAAAGAAGTTGTTGACCAGAGTAATCGAAGACCGCCCCTCGTTATTAGGAAGAGGAGCAAAATTTATGTTTGTCCCAGGTTATACAGGTTACCGTCTAGGTAAAGGTATGGGCCGCGAATCCGCACTTAAACAAATAAGAAAAGAAAATTTTATTAGTAGACTTATCGAACTAAAAGAAAATGTGGCTCAAGGGAAATTATCCCCAGCTCAGGCCGCCGCCGCGAGCATATACAGTGATCCATCAAAAATTAGCCGAGAAGAAATGGACCGCCAAACAGCTTGGTTTACAGGACATCCTGAAGCTATACCGAAAGAGTTTCAAGGAGCTGCCGCAGCTTCTAAATAATTTAAATTTTCTAAAGATTTATCTAAAAAAAATAATTGACTAAATATCAGTAATTATAGATAATAATAATATAGCTTTGCAAATACATTGCTGATGTGACCTTGATCGGTTAGCAGAGTGAAAAGCGAAGAAAACAAAAAAACCAAAACAAATAAACAAAATTAAAGGAGAATAATATGATTAACTTCAAAAAAGGTCCTGCTTTAAGTCTTCGCCAAACAAATTTTATTGGTAAGCCTGTCGCGGGAAATGCAATCGAAGCCGGCCATGTGGTACGTGTATTCACTGCCGCAGGCGCTAGCTTAGTCGAAGTCGCTAGAGGAGCTAACTCTGGTACAGGAGCTGTGCCTGGGAATGTACTCTTAGGTTTCGCTATCAACGACCAAACAGATGGAGATGTAGTTGAGTCCGGAAGAATCGGTGTCTTCGGGCTTGATGGCGCTTCTGTCGTAGAAACAGACAAATATGAAACAGCTGTTGCCACCGCAGCAATAGGCACACCGCTCACTACAAACGACAGCGGAAACTTAACCACCATCGCAGCCACCGGCGGAAATGCTGGAAGTAAGGTTGTTGGCTGGGTTGAAGGCTTCCGCACACTCCCCAGAGGAGCAGCCGGCGCCGCCGTGACATTTGTCGCAGTGAAACTCAACGCTTAATAGATCAGGAGAATTAATACTATGGAAAAAATCGCAAATCAAAAAGTATTCAACGACACGTTCGTTGAAATGATTCGAGCCGGCGAAGAGAAAAAGGCCGCTGTTTCAGCGCAATCTTTTACTCGTAATAAACTTCGTGAAGAGAGCTTCACAGAAAAGATTCTGACGCCTATCGACATCAGTAATGACGAACTCGACAAGGCAGAAAACCCCGAGTTCTTGGTTAAGTGGAATGATCGTGAGCCTGATACAGCTCCTGCTGTTACTATTCCTCTCGGAGTAGTTCCGGACGCTTATCAGTTCAGCGGATCGCGTTATCCTTCTTACTTCACACGGATCACATCCCCGAAGTTCAACAAGGACATCGATCATCTTCGTAGCTACGACTATGACATTCGTGCGATCATGCTCGAAATCAGCACCAAGGATATTGCTGCTGAGATCGATTCTAGATTCATCGAGCGTGTTAATAGCGTGCTCGGAACGAGAGACGCCGTCAACCCGTTGAACGGCATGGGTCTTCCCCAATACCGCAGCATTTCTGGCGGAATTACTCGTGAAAATGTCGCAGAAGCCTTCAAAGTGATCAAACGCCTCCGCGTTCCTTTTGGACCTTCGCAGCCTGATGGTGGAGAATCCAAGGGTGTTATGCTCATGAATACTGTTACTGCAGACGACTTCGTTAAGATGAGTCGCTCTGAAGTTGGTGGTGATCTTGCTCAAGACATGTTTGTGAATGGCCTTCCTTCTAAGACTCTCTTAGGCGTGAAACCCATCTACACAATCAAGTCTGACTTGGTTCCTGACGGAACTATTTATCTCTTTTCTTCGGAAGAGTTCTTTGGTAAATATTATCGCTTACAGCCGCTCACTGTGTTCATGAAAAACGAAGCATACTTCTTGGAGTACTTCCAATACATGAACCTTTCGCTCGCTATCGGTAACGTTAAGGGCGCGGTCAGAATCGACTTCGTCTAAGGTTAAAATAAGATAAGATAAGATAAGTTATAGAGAGGGGTCCCGTGCGGACCCCTTTTCTATTTAAAAAGAGGCAGTATGCCTCTTGCTATAAATTTCTTTTGGATATATAATTTAAATTATGGATACATCGGAAAATATACTCGAAGAATTTGATATTTTTTTGAAAAAAACAAGTATGGTAATTCAGCCTAATTATCCTTCTAAAGATGTAGGTGGTGTAGGAGGAACACCATCTAACATCGAAACAGCACCTGTTATTTCAGGTGCTCCTGCCCCTAGAGAAGGAAATTTTCCTAAACCTAGCAACAATGCTACTGTAGGAAAAAGCACTGCAGCTACAACAACAGGAGCCTCTGCCCCCGCTCCAGCCAAACCGATCAAAGCAACAAAACTTTAATTTATATTTTAAATATTATGGCTGCGCCAATATTAACTAGCGAAGAAATACGTCTTTTTATACAAGACCGTGAAGAGATGAATCCTTTGTTGCTCGGGATTAGATTCACGCCTGAAATGATCGAGCAAGCTATGATTAATACTGTGGATTATTATAATTTAATGAACCCGCCTTCAGGGTTTATGTATACGGTAGAGACATTTCCATTTCGCTCTCTTTTATTGCTAGGCTCTGCGGCATATTTATTGCGCTCCGGGGCAATAAACGAAGCGGCGAATAGCTTAAGTTATGCTGCTGACGGGGTGCAGATAAACGACAAGGATAAAGCCCAGATATTCGCATCTCTAGCTCAAAGCTTACAAGAAGACTTTAAAGAATTAGGTCAGCAAATCAAAATAAACCAAAATATCGCTCAAATATACGGGACGGTGCATTCTGAATATATACATAGGCGTAGGTTTTAAGCTATATAATTTCCATGGAACAATCTCCTATAATAAATGACTACAATAGAATGATTCGGGCGCTTCAGCTCGCACCATCCAATAAAAGATTAGTATCGCATATCAGATGGAGATTATTTAAAAACAAAGCAAAAAAAATAGTTACTGACGGAGCATATAGCATAGCTATGAAAACACTCAAAGTAGCTATACCTAATTTTATTATTGCCGAGGGCGCAGCTAAATTTTTAAAAGGTAAATAATTCGAATGAGTGCTCAGAAAGTATTCAAAACAGTCACCATGATCCCTGATTATATTAATGGGCACATGGTACAATGGGAATTGGACCCATTTTTTCGTGGGGAGCGCCCATATAATTTTTCGCTTGAAATATCACAAACTGCAGATTTTTCAGAATTGATCGCGGTTAAGAATAACTTAGGTGATGTATTTTATGCGATAGACGATTTTAATTTGAAGCAGTCATGGGGACAGAGTTATTATTACCGAGTAATTTTATACACTGGAGATGGTCAAACGCACTGTTCTAAAGCAATTTCATTCGGGGCGCATAAAGTAGAATTACGCAAGTATGCTATGGCTGCAGAAATAATACGGAAAGAGCTTCTGGCTTGCAGATATGCAGGGCAAAAAGGCTGGTTGTTGAAACGGAAAAGTTACGGAAAAGCTCCGGCTAGAATTGCTAAAAATTTGGATCCTGTTTCTGGTGTACCGTTGTCCGACACTAAAGAAGAAGATTATGGCGTCGGATTGGATGGAGGATATTTTAATCCTGCTCCGTGCGCTTTTTATTTTGAAAATAGCTCTCAAGATCGCCAATTAGACAGAGAGGGAATAGGGGTAAAAGAAACTTTCGATTTTTTAGCAAAATTTCCGGGATTTCCTATGTTAGAAGTTAGAGACGTTGTGTGCGATGCAGACGACGGTTCTAGGTATAGTGTTATGTCGAAAGCATATAAATCTTTTCCAGGGACTAGCATAACAGTTATTCAGAAAGTTACTTTGCGTTTAATAGCTCCCACGGACACAATATATTCCATACCTATACCTACAGTGTAAGAAAATTATGTCTGACCCATTAAATAAACAATACTGCGGATCGCCAGATATAGCTTATCTCAATATTGATGAGCGTGAAAAATATTTGGCAGATAAACGAGTGATGGTATTAACCCCGTGGACTGTGCAAAATATTTGCTATGAGATAGTGAAAAATTATATGCTCGAGAACTCCCCACAAAAAGAAGGGTATGTGTTTTCTCAAACTTATGATTTAGATGAAACTAAATCAGGTATAGCTATTGAGATAGCTTATCACTATAAAGATTCTGTGATACAAAAGCGACCTGCGATATATGTTTCACGCGGGCAAGGAGTGTATACGTTTCCGACAATAAATCAATTAATAGGTATTAACGCGAAAGAATCAGAAAAGGCGCGATTCGCGATAATAACCATGCCTGTTAATTTATCTGTGGTTGCCACTAACGTTGGATTTGCAGAACAAATGGCTGAGTATGTTTTCAAAATATTCTTTAGATACCAGGAGATTATTAAAAAAGATTTTTGTTTACGCCAATTTAAGCTACTCACTATAGATCCTCCTATGCTATACTTAGAAAGCAAGGATCATTTTGTTGTTAATATTACTTTACAAGCAGTATTTGACCTAGGCACAGTGATCAAGGGTGACCATTTGAAGATAAAAACAATTACACATACAGTTTTTACGAGTTGCTCGGAGCAACCGTTGGAGCAGCAATAAAGTTTATTTATGTGTTGCAAACGCAATCGATTTAACCTAAAATTAATTAAGTATAAAAAATACATTCAGGAGAAATAAATAATATGTACATCACACCAAGAGTCTTAATTCAGCAAGAGTTCACTCAACTACCGGTATTCAGAGAGTTTCCGCTTCCCGCGTTTATTCTTGGGCCTCAGTTTTCATTAACTCGTTATAGTGAAGCTTCAGAAAAGCCTTTCACTGCACCAAAAACATATAATGGTGCGTATTTAGCTACAGGAAATAGTTATCTTCCTGACGTAGATACAACTTACGACGTGCCTAATGTTCCTGCAGGAGGTCTTGTGGACCCGGATTATACAAAAGTTTATGCTGAAGCTGTTGAAGCTCAATATTTTCCTAATCCTGATTTAGGGTCTAACGCCACTCACGCAGATGATGTGGCTCTTTTAAGCGGACCTACAGGGCAGAAATACACAAATAAAATTCGTTTTACTAGTGCGGTGCTCAAAACAGCCAATGGGTACAGCAGGTCCAATTATTTTAGTGGTCGCGATGTTTCTTTAAACGATATCATAGAAGTTACCGATAACCTCGGCAACACAGTGCGGGGTAAAATCACAGCGCTTCGAGCAGACACAGCTAAAGAAGATGCTTCGCTGGCATCCACAATCGGTAGAGAACTTGAGGCTGGTAACGATGGTGTAGCCAACGGGTCAACTACATTTACATCAGCTTCAGCGGTATTCACTGAGGCTATGGTTGGAAAATTTATCACTATCGGCGGGCGAGGTGTGCGTAAAATTTTAGCTCGTCTGAGCAATACTGCCATTGTTTTGAACGCGAGTGTAGCTACAGGAACAACTCTCCCTTATTTTGTTGAGGGGGTATACAATGACGCTAATAATACAGCTGCTCAGGCCGCAAGCTTTAGCGCCGCGCCTGTGCTTGTTCCAGGAACAGGAAGCGTTACTGGTGTCACTGTGGCTAACTCCTCTACAGCTTATGTAGGCTATAACAGTAGAAATATTTTAGCAGACAAGTATACTATTGAAGTTATAGTTGGCGGAAATTTGGCTGACGCAAGGTTCAATGTTTCGTCCGAAAGCCTTGCTTTTATCGAAAGAACCAACCTTTCTCTCGACGCGGCGGACGAACTTATCATAGATAATTTTAACCTGAATAATGTAAAGTTAGATTTCACAGGAACCACTAATTTTACTTTAGGTACAAAGTGGACTCTTGAGGTTACAGCTGCAGTTACCCAGGTTAACCCTGTAGCTGCTGCTGCTGATCCTCTTAGAGGCTACACAGGGCCTTCTGATATGTATTATAAGCTCACAGTCGAAAGAGGTGGAGCTTTTTATGATCCTGTGGCAGGTAATTTTGAAACATGTGCAAGAATTGTTATTACTGCGTCAGATATCGATACTTCTTCTGCGGTTCTCCCGCAGCTTAACACTGCATTCAATGTTGGAAGTTTTGGTGTAACCGGTAAATTCGCTGCAGGGTCTAACAACGGGGGTTTAATCGCAGGTGACACATACTACATTCCTGTTACGGCTGAAAAGCTGGGTCGTGTAAGAGTTGTAGACTTTTCTGCTGATATGCCTGACGCGATGGTGTCTATCGCTACGTCGCACACAGTCAAGCTTTTCGTGGTACAGAAATCTATCCAGATTCCAGCTACACGAGATCTAGTCACGATGACATCCAACTGGGTTCTTGATAACAACTATATAACGATTAACGGAGGAATTACCAGCTATGATAACAGGCTTACAGACGCTGGTACGCCGGTTCGGTTACCTGTAGCAAAAGCCAGCTTATTTGTAGAGCACCGAGATTTGTTACAAGATAATGTAAACGCTATCGACTCGGTTCGCAGCCTTGCAGAAGTTACCACAAAGCTTGGCACAGTACACCCAGACAACCCGCTTGCCCAGGGTGTATACGACGCTGTTTTGAATGCGAGCAACATGCTGGTTTACTTTATCGGTGTTGAGTCGAATGACCTGAACGGCTACACTAAGGCAATCAAGATCTCTGAAAAAAGCAACAAAGTTTATAGCTTTGTTCCTATGACATTCGATAGACCTATCCAGGACGCTGTTGTTTCGCACGTTAATGCCTACAGTACTCCGGAGGTAGGCCGCTGGAGAATTGCATGGCTTTCTGTAAAAGACGAGGCTTCTAAAGTTCTTTATGACTTGAAAGAAGATGGTTCTCCGTATCAAGCTACTGTAGGAGATGACCCCGCAGTTGGAGGAATACAATACAAGCTTGTTTCTGTGCCCGACGCAACCTTCATAGAAGACGGAATTCGCCCGAACGATCGTCTTCGCATGAACTTTAGATTAAATCCTGACGGTAAGATGATTTATGACGAATTTGTTATCGATACAGTTCGCACACAAACATCATTCACTATCACCAAGCCGCTCCCGGCTGCGATAGGTACATTAACCAAAGTTCAAATAGTTAGAATGTACACAAGGTCCGAAAGAGCCAATAATGTTGCTCTTATCGGAGGTGAATACAATAACCGTCGTGTGCGTTGTGTTTTCCCTGACACATTTAAGTACGGAAACGTCGTCAAGCAGGGTTATTTTGCAGCCGCAGGGCTTGCAGGGCTTAGGTCTGGTGTTGTGCCCCATCAAGGGTTAACTAACACAGAATATCTCGGAGCTGATGATTTATCCAAAGTTGTTCTTGAATTTACTCAAGATGAGCTGAACGTGATGGCTGAGCAAGGTATATGGCTGATCACGCAAGAAGTGGTCGGGGCTACGCCTTATGTTCGCCACCAGTTGACGACTGATGAACGTAGTTTGAATACTTCAGAAGATTCAATCACTACCAACGTAGACTCGATCAGTTATGCTCTGAAGGCTACACTTGAGCCTTTTATCGGCAGATTCAACATCAACCCAGAAAACTTGGTTGTTGTGCGCGCCGCTATTGTCTCTCAGCTTAATTTTAGAGCGACAAATACCTGGACATATAGAGCAGGTAACCAGTTGGTCAGTTTTGTTCCAAAAGATGACATTTTAAGACTTGAGCAAAATGCTACCTATAAAGATAGAATTGATGTAGAGGTTAGACTGAATGTTCCTTACCCGATGAACTACATCAACCTCAAGCTTATCGTCTAAGGAGACATAAAGTATGACCGCTTTCGAAGCCGGGTTCATAACTTACGCTAATGAATATGGGCTGTCTACCGAACAGACAGCCCATATATATAAAAGAGCCATGGAGCATTCCGAGGCTGGAAAGTTATTCGAAACTTTCCCTACAGAAAAAACAAACGACCCGACTACTGTAGGTATTTTAGCCAATATGTTAAAACATGAAATTATAGATGACAGAATGAGAGCAGCAAAGAAAAAAATTCGATTATAATGAAAGTTATAGTAACTGGAGATTTTAGAGAACCTGCATTATTAAATACTGATAAAGCTACAGGGGTTTTAATTTTTTCTCCTGACGGAAAGCCTAATACAATATATAGAATAGTTGGAGAAGGACAAGGCTGGATAAGGTATACTAAAGGCGAAGACGCTAGCTTTGATGAAATAGCAAAATCGTTAGGATTACTTTAAATAAACAACAAATAAACTTGCAAGGGTAGAGAAAATTTCATAAACTATATACATAACCTTAACTAGAATAAATATATGGCCGACCTATTTGGATATAAAGATCAAGACATCGCAACACCAATCACAGCAGATAAATGCACCATTAACTGGGGTGGAATTGTAACAGGAGCTGTCCAGATCAGTATTAACTACGCGCAGCAAATAAATCGCAGACGTACTATTGGAAATAGAGTCGCAGCCATATGGGCCACTATGCCTGTCGGGCAAATAACTATAGCTAGATTGCTTACGACAAATTCTAGCGAGCTGTTCAGTAGCCCTGGATGGAAAGCGTGCGAGCCGGGAACTCTCACATTTGCTATGGCTGGCGGCTGCGGCGGCGGAGCTTCTACAACACTCACCGCTACAGGTTGTATAGTAACACAATTCCAAGTACAAGCAGAAGCAGAAGGCTTGACTGTTATGGATAATGTAACCATCGAGTTCCTTCAGTTATCTGCATAATATATTTCAGTATATTTTCTTGATAAAAAACCTCAGTCCTATATATTAAGGGCTGAGGTTTTTTTATATACTAAAAAAAAACAATGAATTCTTCACCTACATTATTTACTGCAGTTGTAATTACTTCTAACGCAGGATCGAACACAGTTATAGTCGCTCCTGAGGGATACGCCTCGTCAGATACCCCGCATGCTGGAAATATGATGCAAGGAATTTTAATTAGTAGCTCAATGGCCGCGTTTTTCGGATTCAAAGACTCTAACCTTCCGCAACCCGGAGCTAGAGTTCTATGTGTACCAAACACAGGGACTACATGTTATATTCTTGGAGGCATACCTCAAAACAATCTCAAAGTAGATTCTCTTCCATCTAGAGCAACGCTAGGCCAAAAAAATACATTAGATGACCAAGCTAATCGTATGGGTCATGTGGAGCACACCCAGTCTATTAACGATAATAGAAGATCAACTGATGTAGTTGATGGAGAATATGTGCTAGGTAATGAATTCGGAGTATTGCTCGGGTTGTACCAGCAAATGGCTCATTTAAAGGCATCAGAATTAGCGCAAATACAATGTTTTTTATTAGATGATATGGTGAGGATTATAAGCCATAATTTTCAGCATTATACTGCTCTCGGAGAATACAATATATGGCACGACGGAAAACGCTTAATGTGTGAGTTTGGAGCTACACATAAAACAGGCGAATTATATGGAAAACCCTGTGTAAACTCGGATGCCACACCTCCAACTTTTTCTAAAGAAGGCTCACATACTACCGACGATGAAAAAGATTTTTATAAGATTACCGAGGATGAGCGTATAAAAGCTGTTGAGCGCTTTAAAGTTTTTTTAGGTAGTGTAGGCGATTTTTTTCACTTGTTTGTGGTCCGCCCGGACCCTCAAGAAACACGTAAAAACGATTTAAAGCCTCCAGGTACGCCTGATACCGGACTATGCGACATTCACTTAGGTGCGGACGGCGGAATGCATTTTCGCAGCGTTAAAGAAGTATTTATCGAAAAAACGCAATGGATTCGTGTTCCTCATCGCATAGCTTTTCCTGAGGATAAAAAAGGAGACGACGCCCGCACGTTAGAGTACGAAGAAAAAGAAAAATTTGAGTTCAAAAACGATCACAAGTTTAAAGGAAATCCTTTTTTATATGCGCTACAAATTAGGGATTATGTGGCATATGTGAATGAAAAACTTAATTATCAAAATTTTAAAAAGCATGAAAAAGATTTTTATGTGAATGATTCTATCGGGAAAGAAAATAAAATTTCTGAATTCGGTCCGATAGATAAAGAAACAAAATTAGATCTTCAAGAATACCAACTTAGAACTGCCGGGATATATCTTATGCCTAACGGAGGTATCGCAATTCGCGATGCCTGGAGTTCTGCTATTGTGATGGAAGGCGGAAATATTTATCTACAGCCAGCTAAAGATTTGATATCCCAGCCTTTAAGACACAATGTGGTTAAAGCTGGCGGATTTGTAAGCATAGCCTCGCAATGGGACATCGATTTTTCTTCAACAAAAGGAGGGTTTAGAGTCAAATCTAAAAATGCGCATTATTATTATAGTAAAGACGGTGGAATTGTTTTCCAAACAGAAGGTACTTCGAATACTCCAGGAACGCCAGACCCTGAAACGATGGCGATTGAAAAAGTAGGTGGAATAATCCTTAAATCTAAATTAGGTATTTATAATTTCGCAGAAAAAGTAATCTTGAATCACTCAAAAGATAAAATTTTATTCGAGAGTATGAAAGATATCGACCTCCGCTGCAAAAAAGATATTACATTCTACCCAGATAAACGATTAAATTTTATAACCGACGAATCTTTGATTATATACACACCAAAAAGTTTAAACTTAATAGCTGGTCAGAGTGTTAATGTCGCCGGCTCATCTGGAACTAATATTGGTCAAAAAGACGATAACTTGGGTGTTATGTACGATACAGATAGTCCTTTTATAGATATTCTTAAAGGTGTTATACCTACCGAGATGTTTAAAGGTATGTTGGATAGTCTAAAAGAATTTAAAAAAGAGCCTTTAAAAATGACGATATTTACAGACGAATCAAAAGTCGAAAAACTGAAGTTTAAGTTTTTAAAATCCGACCAATACGGGCAGTTAAGTGACCAAGAAGATGCTATACCTATGACTATGGCGCAGCAAGAAGACTTAGCTTCAAGCTTATACTCGTTACAACCTTGGCAGGAAGAGGAAGTCAATGGCAGCCTACCATACCCAGGAAAAGAAAAATTTGAGCAGTTTTATTTTAAAGGTGAAAAACCTAAAAATTTGGAATCTAATCCTTTAGGTAAAGATTATAGCAATAAAGCTGAATCTGAACCATCTCCAGGTAATATAACGCTATCCTCCTTGAAACAATACAAAGTACAAAAATCAAAATAATTAAAATAATGAATAACCAACCATCATTCAATCCTTCTATAGATATGAGTACAGAAAAACCAGCTAGAATAGATATTACTGAGCAAGATAAAGAAAATTTTTTAAAAAGTGTTTTATCCGACAGATCTTACGAGGAGGCAATACCTCTTTTTGATGGTCAATTAAAAGTTAGATTCAGGTCATTGACCGTCCAAGAAAACACAGATGTTGTTAATCAGATAGTTGCAGATAAAAAGGCTGGTGTAGCTATGGATAATGATGCTTATTTCATTACAATTGCAACATACAGATTAGGCTTAGCGTTAGTGTCTGTAGACGAAAAGGTATATTCTGATATTAACAAAGATACGTATTTAACAGTAGGGGATAACGACAGCTATATTGTAGCAAGAGCTAAGTCTTTTAAATCATGGCCCACTTATAAGTTGTCACTTTTTTTGGATGCTTTCCAAAAGTTTGAGGCTAAAATAATAAAACTTACAAATGAGGTACAAACTGTAAATTTTTGGAAAGCCAGCGCGTAAGTTGCCTTATAGAAGGCTATCTTAGGGGCTGGCTGAACTTTAAATATCCTCAGCGTACTTCTCGGTTGAGAGAAGAGATTATTTTGCATAAACTTCAAAATGATAGGATGTTTGAATTACTTAAAGAAAAACTATTCATTGAGTCTACGCTTAGAGCTACTTCAGACAAACGCTCCAAAGAGCTGTTCGAGCCTATTTTTGAATTAAATAAAATGCTGATAGCTTTAAAATTGCCTTCTATAGTAGCAAAAGATAAAATAAAGCAAGAAAAGAAACAATTGAGTAAAGAAGATTTAGCTGAATGGAAACTTTTTCTAAGTAATATAAATAAAAAATAGTGTTAAGATACAGATAAACAATGAATGTGAATACATTTAGCCCTTACGAAGATTACGCGGCATATTCCCCATTCGGGAGGAACTATGGTAATCCAGTGATGAACTTGATGATGCAGGGTTTGTATGGGGCCGGTTATACTCCTCGCCCAGATAGCGGGCAAAGCGTGTATGACGCATTTATTCAACGAGAACGTTCTGCTCAATTTATGAACTTACAGCGCTCAGGGTTCATGAATAACCAGATTTCTAAGTCGTTAGGAATAAGTGAAAATCCTCTTACCGGGCTGGCCGGGCGTTTCATGGGTTCTCCGGACGGGTTATTGGCCAGAGCTATGAGTCCTCTTTTAGGAGGAAATCCCATGGCTGCGCAAATGCAGACTTACGCCGGATTGGCTGGGGCAGATATTATGGGGAATTTTGGAAGGATTGGTGCGATAACACCCGAAGAAACAGAAGCCGTAATGCAGTCTTTAGCCAAAAATTTTTATGCGGAGCAACAGTACGAAACAGCGCCTGATGGAACCCCTGGGGCTAGAAAGTATGTGCAAGACAAAACACGGAAATTTATAACAGACAGATTGGAAGAGGGAGAAACTGGCATTAATTATCTTAAAGACTTAGGTATTGAGTTGGACTTGGACGACGAAGGAAAGCTCACCGAAAAAGGAATGGAGCAGCTTGAGAAGATAGATATTACAAGCCCTGAGGGAGGAGCTGATACAGAAATTACACGTAATGTAAAAGATAGAATACGTAGAAAACGTCAGGTAGTTAATATGCTTGATGTGGATGTAGAAAAATTAATCGACGAGAGCGATGAATCGGTTAAAAAAGAGTATAATGAGCGATTAGAAGAGCAGCTTAAAAAATACAATGTAGCCACAGAAGAGCAGCTTAAAAAATTAAAAAATAAAGACGGTCAATTAAATACGGAAAAAGTAAGAGATCTTTTAGAAAAAACAGCTGAGCTTGATCCTATAGAGAGATTGACAATGGAGGGAGAAGCTTACCGAGAAGGAAAAGGGCGTTTTAAGGGATTTAATTTTGAAAATTCTAGAGGGTTTAAGTTGGAAGATTTTACATCTGCGTTTAACAAAGCCGCTGAATTGAGATTACTGGGAGACAGGAGAGGTTCTTCTCCAGCAGCGGCTATGGCTGACTTCTCTAAAAATGCTGGGGGAGCTTTGGACGCAGCCAGATCTTTATTCGGCAATGATTTATCTGGAGCACAGTTAGTCGAAAGAATAAACGATTTTGTAGGGACTGCAACTTACGATTTATCTTCTCGAGAATCGAGTGTGTTGCCTACAGAACCAGGAGAAGCTCCAAAGGTAGGTGCTTCAGGCCCCTCCTCAGAGCCTGATCCTAGACTAGGTGAAGAAACCGCTAAGCTAGGTAATAAGTTATCTTCGAATGACGCCGGAAAAGATGCTCAGGGAATAGAAGATATTTTACGCAAAGCAAAAGCCACAGCTAGAGTGGCTGGGGTTAGTTTAGAAGCGATGTTCGGTATAATCGATTCTGCTAAAGAATTGGCTAGAAATAATCCTCAGCTGCAATACCTAAGCTCTTCTACTGTAACAGAAATGTCCGTTAAGGCTATAGAAACAGCTGCTACAATGGGGGCAGTTATGAGTCCAGAAGATTATCGTAAAGCTGGAGGATCGCAAGGCATAGCTGCAAAAGAAATAACTTCTGAGCAAGAATATCTCCAATCCGGCTATACAGGAGGGCTTGCAGCATTGTTGCAAATGGCCAAAGGAAAAAGCCCAGAGTTATATGAAGAATTAAAGCAGCAATTTTCTTCAGGAGAATTTACTCCACAAGATTATGCTGATCCTAATTTTTTAGCGAATGTATCAGAAAAATTAGGTATGGATACTTCTCTTGTTGTAGCAAATATGTCGCGAGCAGATTTACAGCAAAGAGCTTTGGCTGATGAAGACATAAGTTCGAGTTTGCGACGAGGAGCAAAAGGGACTATGACCCGCTCATTTTATGAGGGGATGGAAATGATGGGAATTAGCGAGGAAGAAATAAAACAAAAATTTAAGGAAGCTCAAGCTAAAGGAATAAGCGCAGGAACTTTTTTCGACTCGGAACTTTTAACAAATATGCCTATGACAGAAGATTCGCAGAGGTTTGCGAATATGGCTAGATCTTCTGTTATGCAAGATCTCTACATGTCTACTATGACAGAAGAGCAAAAAACTCGTGTTAAAAATTTGATCGACACACAAGCTAAAACTGAAGCCGATATGTCAAAAAGGCTGGGCGGGCTTAATGCACCAATGGTTACACAAATGGTTAACGCGGTAGCTTCAGGCGAAAATATAGGAGAAATAACTCAAGCTATAGAAGGTTTATTCACTACAGAGGGAGTTACTTCACCAAAACTAAAAAAAGCGCGCGAACAATCCTTGAAAGGGGCTGAAGGAATTGCTGCTGCGAGCGCTATGGAGGGTGGGGATGCCACTATATCGGATAAAATGGCTGAAGGTGTGAACGCTGTTATACAGGGCAGAATAGCAGAAGCAAGACAGACCGGTGATACCGAATTAGCAGAAAAATTAGGAGAAATTAGTAGTGAAGACTTGGAAAATGCTGCGGTACAGCTTAAAACCGTAGGATCCGTAAAAACCGCTAAAAGAGACTTACAGGATTTTAGAACTAGGGTGGATAAAGGAGAAGATCTAAATGAGTTAGATCAATCTATGTTTAATGCCCTAGAGACTGCTGAAAAAATGGGATTACTTGAGTCAGAAGCAGCTTTTGATATGGCGAATAACGGAGGTGTAAGAAATTTAGGTGCCGCGGCTATAGAGTCTAGAAGGCAACAATTACTTAAAGCAGAAACAGACAAAGCTAAAGAGGAAACACTGACCACTGCGGAAAAGCGTATAGACGAGTTCGCTAGCTCAGCGTCAGGAGAGGCGGCCGAGTTAATCGGTAGGGCAAAAGAAAACTATAAAAAAGAAGATGGGTCTGTAGATGTGGAGAAGATGGTTGCAGACTATTCAACAACCTCAGGTATGTTTGCCAGTGAAGAAGTTAGAAAAAAATATTCAGATGGCGCAGGAGGGCAGCTAGGAGTTATATTATCGCAGACCCAAGGAAGTTTAAGTACAATAGATGATAAATTAAAAGCGACAGGAGCTCAAGCGCCTGAGGATAAAGGTATGGGAGATATGAAAGATATATTGAAACAGTTTAAAGAAGTTTTTGAAGGTGGAGGAGGAATAGCCTCAGCACTTCAAGCTTTGACATCTGCGTTAACAAGTTAATTTATATGGCTGCAGCATTTTTTAATTTAGAAAAAGATGATGTGTTTAAGAGCGGTGGCTCTGCAGATCACTTAGTTAAAATACCTCAGGTAGATAATATAGTCGGACAATCCGGATTAGCTATTTATACCGAAGTAAGTGTTCAGATAGGTGAAACAATTCAATATTTTTTAACATTCGACGACGTAATTAAATTTATTCATTTTGGTAAAGGACTCGGAACAGTAAATGTCGCCGGAATTATGTTTAGCAAATGTGATGGAGATATCCCGGGGCTAAATAAATTTTCTGGGGCTGTTTCGGGGTTAAGAGGTAAAGAGCAAACAATCAGTATCGGCAGCATGACTTTAACAGTAATACTAAACTCAGCACAAATATCAGTGATTAGCGAACCAGACACTATGGCTCAGTTTGTGTTCAACTTTTCCATAGTTAATCACACAATGTAATAATTATGGTTAACCACTTCGCTACACTTTTAACTAATGTGCGTTTATCAGTTATAAAAGCATCAGTGCAAAATTATCTCTTAATGGGATATGACAATCATTTTTTACAAACCCGAGACGAATATTTTATAGAGATATCGAATATATTGGGCGGAGCGCTTATAACAGAAAGCTCACCTTCAGTATTTTTAAATAAGAATTACACAGTTATAGAATTGCCTCCGGCTTTAAAAAATGTGCATAGTATTCTTTTTCCTGAGGAATGCTCAGATTACTATAAACAGTTTTTTTTATTTAGTTATTTAAAAATTATTGACGCGGCGGGTATGACTCCGCAAATAATGAGATACGACAATAGAATTACGTATGATTTATTTGAACTGTCTGCAACTTCCGACTATTTTAAAATTCCAAAAATATCGATACCGAAAAGCTCTGATAATAAATTCAGTTTAATCATAACAGGAAAATTAAAACAACGGCTAGAGGCAAATCTTTTTTTCGATAGTTTTTTGATAAGGCAGGAAGGCAGCACACCAAGCATCACCATTTTTTCTCCTGTGCAAAGGAGATATTATAAGTTCGGAGAGGCTGATTCGCGCTCTCCAGCAAATATGGCTATAACTATTTCGAAATCTGCGCATGACGACAACATGTCTAATCATATAAAGATAGGAGATACCGGGATAGGGTTTAATATTGTAGGGCCTTTAGACTTATTTTTATCGGGCGAGAATAAGTCTTGGTTATTTACTGCGGAAACTTCGATGAAATTTGACATACCTGGCTTGATTAGTCGGTTAAGTAATGAGCGAGGGATTGTTGAAGATATGTTTAAGTTCAACAGTACTTCTTCAACTAAAACTTATGAAAACTTGTGGTCGTCCCATTACAATGATATATATAGGCTTTCAGGGCTGCTTTTAGCCTATGTTGAAAAAGTAAACGACATATATGGCAAAACAAACTGACGTAAAAATCAACGTATCAGGGTTAAGTGGAATTACACCTGTGGGTGTTACTATAAATTATGCTGTAGGCGCAATTCCGACAGCTTTGGTGGAGCTTTCCTCTAGCGGAGGAGGGTCTAAAATAGACACTTTTAGCGCGGGAGTTATAACAAGCACAGATCAGCTCAAGCGAAAAGATGAAGTAACAATTAATGTGGATGTTTCTATTTATACAGGCGATGGAGGAAAGAAAAATCGCACAGCTAAATTTGTAGGATATTTGGATGGTTTATCCATAAGCAATGCTGTAGGCAATAATTCTTATCAAGCAGTTATAAAAAACAAAGCTCAGACATTATTGGAAATCACCACTATTACGCCAGGGCTTCATCCAGTGTCGGTTAATATTTATAAAAACCCGGCGATGGCTATAGGGTTCAAGCAGTCCGGCGAAGAGTCTAACGCGGTTAAAAGTTGGTTCAATGTGACTGCGACTCAAAAATTACCTTTTACTCAAAACGTAATAAAATATTACACAGAGTTATTAAAATTAGTTGTTGATATACAATTAAATAATCCTTTTCAATTTGCTGGGAAAGAAAAATTACCTTCCGGATCTCAGGCTTTAAAGAAAGTACTAACGGACCCAAGGTATAAAAAAGCGTTGACTAGGGCAAAAGAAATTCTAGATAGTTTAGACCTTAGCGCTGTAGAGAGTGGGTCCATAGCCCAAGCCAAAGCTTCACACCCAGCAGCTTTAAAAGTTATACAATCCGCATTTGTAGAAGGTTCTAATGTTTTGCTTGAAAATTATATGGGCTTTTTAGAATTACTCGGATGCTCTATAATATTTGGTAATAGTAAAGGTTGGGTTGTTCCGTTTAATTCGGTTTTAAAGCAAAACTCCGGGTCTCCAGGTAAAGGACAAGTGCAAAGCGCTCCGAACAAAGGGGGTCCTGCAGACTATGTCAGCTATACCTATAATGATAATGGTTATAGGGATATCGCTGCAGTTGTTATTGCTCAACCCACACATATAGACGGTATGTACTTGGGAGGGCCGGCATTTGATACAGGTCTCTCCGGAGAATACATGGACGAGAAAAACGTATCACAGGCATCCGGAGTTTTAGTCGTTAAAAGCAATCCATTTATGCTTTTTTCACCTAATGCTCCTTACGTGACTGATTCAAAAGAAGGAAAGCCTAGGTTGGATAACCCAGGCGATTCAATGATGAAAGCTCCTCTTAAATATGACCAGGCTAAAAGCGAAAGCCAATCTGGGTATAAACAACAGTTTGAAAAAAAGAAAGGTGATGTGCAGAAGGTGGGCGAAGTTCTGAATAACTATGCTGAAATTAAATTATACCAGAATAGGTACGGAGATAGAACAGGAACAATCGTGATGGATTTTAATCCTCAGTGGGCTCCAGGCACAGGCGGCTCAATTTATATCAGAGAAACAAAGCTAACATTAGCTTTTTATGTTACAGGCGTGACACACAGAATAGACATGTCCAGCCCCAACACAGGGTCTGCGATGACCACTGTAAATTTTTCGTGCGGTAGAATTGGGTCATCCCCGGCAGGTGTATCCTCTGATAAATTTTTAGGTTACAACCAAGGAAAAGAAAGTGGTGTTCAGAGCGGATTTTTAGGAGATACCAGGTGATTAACTATGAAAAGTAAAAACGAAATAGAAAAGCTTATAAAAGAAAACAAAAAGTTAATTGAGCTAGAAGCGGCGAGGTACGCAACGAATATTCCTCTTATAACGGTTCAAATAGAGGCTTATAAACTGGCACGAGATGCGGCAGCTTCGTACGAACCTACGTCTGGGTATAAATTTAGTACTTATTTGGTTAACAACTTGAAAAAATTATCAAGATTATCTACACAATACGGTAACGTTATAAGACTTCCGGAAAATACACAATTCGGTATTAATAAACTGATGCGGGTCGAGAAAGATTTAGAGCATACATTAGGAAGAAACCCAACAGTTTCAGAATTATCTGAGCATACAGGCTTTAGTATGAAAATGGTCAATAATATGCTGCGCAGCAAAAAAACTACATCAGCTATGTCTAATTTATTTGAATCACCGGCCTTATTCGAGAGCGGTAATGATGAATGGGTGCATTTTGTTTATCATGACCTGTCACCCTCAGACAAATTAATATTCGAGCATAAAACAGGCTTCGGAGGTAAACAAATTCTAGATAATGCAGGCATATCTAAAAAATTAAATTTGTCTACAGCTATATTAAATAATAGAATTAAATTGATCAATAATACATTAGCAAAGGGCTGGAAATGATAAAAACTTTAGAAGAGCTTTTCGACAAGTTAAAAGTGTGGGTAGAGGAACATATTCCGCAAGACCGCCTTCAAAATGACCAGCAGGGTCGCCGCTGGATGGTCGATTCTATGCCTTATGACAAAGAGCTTATTTTAAAAGATTTAAAAGAATTTACTGATCGAAAGCAATTAAATACTGAGTATAAAACAGCTTACAAAGAAAAAGAGGTAAAGTCTCGAAAAGGTATAAGCGCTTTAAAGTTAGAAATTGGTGTATTATATTCTTTCAACAGATGCTGGGTGCAGCGCCACAAAGGTAGAATGCACTTTTATAGAGATGATTTGTCTCAAAAAGGTGCAAGAGTTATGGGTGCTGTAGGATATGCGGCAGGATTTTTTAAAGAATTTAAGAAAAACTTAGAAAAACCCGGCTAAAGAGCATATGGCAGTAAAAAATACCACAACGGATTACACAGGAAGAAAGCGTGATATCAGCATACTGCAATATCCTGATGCACTTTCTCGAGAAGCTCAGACAGTTTTTCCAAAATTTGGGAGCTCCGCAAGATTTTGCACAGGCGCACAAAAACTTGTACAAAAATATGCGATTATACTTTTAACAAATATAGAATCACAGCCTTATTTTCCTTCTTTCGGGACTGACTTTTTATACACCCTTAAGCGAGGTATTTCTCCAACCGACGGTATTCTGGCCCAACAAGTTTTTCACTTAGCCAACTACAAGGCTATATTGACTCTCAGAGCATATCAATCTTCGCAACCAGACGACGCGATCCCGCCGGATGAAAAAATAGTAAACGCAACATTAGAGGGCTATACTTTATACGGAGGGTTTGTAGGATTTGATGTAAAGATTAACACAGAGGCTGGAGATAATATAAGTTTTGTGGTACCCTTACCTAAATAAAGAAAAATATAGAGATATGGCCGAATTACTCGAAGACACAGTAGCAAGATTGACTGCATTTATTGGGCAGAATTATACAGATATAGATGTAGGCCCAGGGTCTGTAATTAATGAATTACTTATTAAGTTGGCTGCGACTTTACAAAACGAACAATACAACAAAATAGAGAGTTTATCCCAAGGCAAAGCTATAACAAATGTTCTAGCTAGTGACGAAGACAGCTATTCAGTCATTATGGATATGGTTGCGTCAAATTATAATACTTCACGTAGTGGAGGGGTTAAAGTGGCAGGCAAAATAAAAGTAATTGTTAGCGAAGGAGGAGATTACCAATTTGATGAGGGTTTCATATTTACACAACCAGCCTTGAATTTAAATTATTTGGTTGCCCAAGATATATCAGTTTCTCAAGAACCTGTGGCCTCGTTGAATGAAAGACAGGTGTATTCTGATAATGGTTTATGGTATTTCATTCTAGATGTAGTAGCTGAAGAAGCCGACCCCAAATACCAAGTTTCTTCAGGAACTGCGTTTATTCCAGAATTGACTATAAATAATTTTGTTAAAGCCGAAGCTTATGGAAATTTTTTATCTGGTGAAGCTGTGGAGACGGATAAGCAGTTAATAGCTAAAATAAAAAGAAATTTAGGGAACTACCGATTTGAGTCCCCTATAGGAATAGCCAACAGATTCAGAGACACGTTTCCTGGGTTCCAGTATATTTCTGTTTGCGGTGCAAACGACCCCGAGATGACAAGGTCAAAACAAAATTTGTTAGGTATTTCGACTTTCGGAAAAGCAGATGTTTACACAAGATCGAGCTTAGGGCTGCAAACTAAAAATGTTCTCAAAGCAGCTACAAAAATTACCGATACACAGTGGGAGCTTCGTATAGCTAATACAGACGTTCCAGGCTTCTATAATATCACTTCAATCATCCCATTTCGCACAGATATAAATTTAGGAGGAACCCTGCTCCCGTCTTCAATTGTTTATGGGTTTGAAGGATACCCGAACCAGCGCAATAACGAAATTAATTCTACGGTAGAGGCTAGGTTTACTAAATACCAAACAGCCGTTGTTGTGTTTGAATATGATGATGATGGTAAAGTGCCTGTGGGAGAGACCGCAGAGTTTGAATTGATGATCAAATACCAGCCTAATATCTTGGAAATGCAGAACATGCTTCTGAGAGACGATGAACGTCTTGCTTGCGCTGATTATTTGATTCGAGCAGTTATTCCGTGCATGGTTTCTTTAAATATAAATTTGTTAAAAAAACGCCCTACAGACACATACGAGTCTTTAAAACTTCAAAAACTCAAACAAGACATTTTTCAGTATGTTAATACGATACCGTTTGGGCAGCAGTTGCAGGCGTCCTCTATTGTAGATATATGCCATAACTATGGGATTAAGCGGGTGGACTTACCTATTAAAATGACTGGGCGAATACTTTGTCCTGATGGGTCAGATATTAACTTAGAAGACGCGGATGTGCTTGAAATTCCTGAACGGCTGGATAAAGGAGTAACTCCCAAAACTACGCTTTATTTTATAGATTACTATAGAATTGAAAATGGTATAACTATACCTATAGATAATATAGGATTAAACATAGCCTGATTATTATATATAATGACTATAAGTTTTTTAAACGATAAATTTCCTGCATTGGACGCGACTGACGGCCAACATCTGTATTTATCGCTAGGGTCTTTCTGGACTTCTATTTTTAACGATAAGAATGTTTTAAAAGGTTATACACTCGGTATGGCTGAAGAGCTTATTCAGGCCTATTATTCTTTATTGGAGATGGTGAAACAATATTCTGTCAAAGATGTTGATTTATTCCATAAAGAAAAGTGGAAACCTATAATTATTAAAAAATCTCAGTTCAGTAAAGCTCCCTTTGTGTTTGAAAAAAATGGCGCCGTGTTTGGTTATCAGCCAGACACAGATAAATTTTATGCAAATAAACTTTTCCGATTCGGCTCCCCAAAACAAACAACAGATAAATTGTACAGCTATACGCCTGATTTCCCTCTCAAGAAATTTGGACTGATAGCGAATAGAGTTATAGCTCCGTCTTTTGTGATGATCCCGGGGGTTGACGTTTTATATTCTAATGGAGTACTCTATTTTAACGACAACTTATTCAACAATGACTATATACCACGAGCACAAATAATAGGAGAATTTGGTGTACCTCAAACTTTTGTAGACACTGAAGGAAAAATTACAAATGACGAATTTATAATTCTATGGGTATATAATTCTGAAGAAGACAGAGAAAGTGTGTACTCTAATTTTGGAGTTTTGTTGGACCTGTATTTGCCGAGTTCTGAAAGTTATAAAAATATTATAAGCGGGTTGTTTAATTTATTGATTGACGGACCGAACATCAAAGCTTTAAACATCATATTCGCAGCGTTTAATAAAACCCCGACTATTTTAGAAAATTATGAAACAATAGAAGATATATATCTTCAGGAAAACACACATTATATAATTACTGATAAGCATGTGTATAAAATATCTGCAGAAAAAGGAATGGCGAGTAATGTAAAAGTAGGAGCTAAGTTAGCTGCTGGAGAAATTCTTTCAGATAGTGTGAAATTAGTAGACTCTTTGATAAACCCGGCTTGGTGGCGCTATGAAATTGAAAGCAACAAATTAGCTTTTTCTTCGCATGTTTTTATGGTCAACCCAAGCCACCAATTGTTTTTTGAAAATTCGATAAAGCTTCTTACTTACGCAAACGGTAAATTTACTTTCCCTATTTCAGGCAGGCCGGAAGATGTTGATTCGTTCCATGATTATATAAACGCTTCCCCCGTAAAAGAGGAGCTAGTACAAAAATTAGGTAGAGCAGCCGATGAAAGTTTTTCTTTAGCTATAAATCCTCTAGATTTTGTTTTTACCAATGTGTTTAAAAATAACACTTTACTACTGAAATTAAACTTTTATGACGACCTTGAGTTGAGTAATTTTTTTGATTTATTACCCAATATTCAAAACTATATCCCGGCTCATGTGTATCTCATAGTGTATCTAACGCTTAAAATTGCTCCTGATAATATTGACCACATGAATCACGGGCTGACAATCCCTGGATTTGGTTCTCAACTTTTTAGTTTAGACGGCTCGGTAGCAGCCACAGGAAGCAGGCCTGTTTTACCTGGCGGAGCCGACGCAGATTACTATAAAGATTATATTAATAGGCTATTTTGCGTATCAATAGGACCCTATAGAAATGACCAACCATTACACCACAACAACAACTTAGAACAAGTTTACTTGAATGGGAGCACAGCCTCCACTAGAGTTATAGATGGTGCACTTAGAACAGAAATACCTCTATCTGTAAAGCCTATAGGTGAAGATACTCCTAGGACACCATCTACAAGAGAAATACCATCTGTCTTATTAATCGACTTTTGATAGAAAAACAATATAATTGAGTTTTATGGGAAACATTGAAACATTACGCGGAGAAAATGCATTGTCCGGATTTATAAAAATTTGGAAGGTTGACCCTAATAGCGGCACTTCTGAATTGCTGGTGGAAAAAAATAATTTAATACTTAAAGGCGGGGCAAGAATTATTGCTAGAGGATTAGGAGGAGATCCAAAGTCAAATATTTGGGGGATGTATATCGGCTATAATAATTCAACATCTTTTGCGCCTCCTGCAATAGACATAGACTATACATCGCCATTCAGTAGTTATGGAGGAAATTTTGGGTATCTACGAGAACCTCTCACTTTTCCTCCTACCTTTTTGTCCTCTTCAGGTTATTCAGATAATACAGTATTATTCTCTACAATGATCACATCCGCCACAACTATTCAAGGAGCTCCTTTTAATACAACTAGTAATATATTCGAAGTTGCCCTGGTTGCGGCAGCAGACCCGAATATTTCCGCAGGAGATACTGTTTTTTCCAGAACAAACTTTAATAAAATTAAATATGACCCGAGTTTTAATTTTACAATTACTTGGGGAATAAGAGTACTTCTACCTTAACACAGTTTATGCTAGTAACACCTTGGCTACCTACAGTAAGAAGAATCAAAGATGGAGAGGCCGTAGACCAGTCTACTGTGAATGTCCCTATCGATCAACTAACACAACGAGAGCAGCATTTATATGAAAAATTTGAATCTCTACTAGGGAAGTCCGTTTTAATCAGTTTTGCTCAACCTATCCATCCTACAGCTGATATAGATAAAGGACAGCTCAATCTTGTCTACTTCAAAAGTGATAATGCCGGCGAAGGAATAGCTAAAGCAATCACAGGATTCTCGTCGTCAAACTCATCTTCTTCATTCGTACCTAATAAATCTAATTATGTGTTTGGTATTGTAAAAACTGTTTATCCGACGGAAAAAACAGCAGACATTTTTACTGAAGGATTGTGTGAATTCCCGGTAGACATCGATCATCCGGTTTTAGGGCTTATACAAAAAGATGGTGTTAATATCGAACCTTTTGAAGTAGGCCCGTATTATTTATCGAGAAAAACTCCAGGGAAAATCACTAAAGACCCTGCAGGAATTCCGGTTTATATCGGCTATGCACTGTCAAAGCGTAAATTTTTATTGCACGCGAACGTAGACGAATTTTCTCAATTTTTTATAAATTATAGATATCATGCTTTAGATCGTGTGTCCGGTGTCCCTAATAAATCTGGCGCAACATGGGCTATCAACAACCCGGATCTTAACAAGTTAGGTTGGGTGCCTGTAAGTTCGGTTACTTCGCTTGTTGCTCCTCCAGGAGCTGTGTTCTACTATAATATACCTAGTGTAGCAGTTATCTCGGACCCAATGGCTCCTAATTACGATGCAGCTTTAGAGACTTTTGAGCGCGAAGAAGCATTGGAATTAAAAAAGCATTTACCGCCGGTTCCTTCAAATTTCATACAGCTGTCCATCAATGGAGTAATTCAAAGATATAAAGATGTTTACGACTCTGACGGAGTTTACTCGGTGAATGACTACGGTTTGTGGTGGCATAGCAACACAACTGTACCTTGGGCTTCCACATACCCAAGCTCTGCCCCACATCTTTGGAGCACAATTAAAACTGGGTTAGGCACTGCTCGACCTAATATCTTTATAAGTTTTTCCAAATTTAATCCTGCACTGAGAACACAGCTAGTAAGTTCATTGGCTCCGTTTAACACTACAGCAGACCGCACAGATAATTTTATAAAATTTTACAGTAAAGACACTCCATCGTTAGAATCATCCACCGGAGATTTACTGGTTAAAATTTTAGCTCCGTTTTTCCCTGTAGGGTTTGCTGCGCCAACATTCACATTTCCTACAACTACTACCAGCTCATACACAGCTAATAGAGCTATTGCTGCTTTGGAATACGCACCATCTTTAGGAGGGTTTAGAGCTGCGGTTACACCGGTAGTCTCAAAAGTTGTAGGAAATACACCTATACAAGTCGTAGAATCTCCAGCCGGGTCAGGAATATGGAATATTTCATATTTGTCAGAGGGTATAACTGGGTTTGTAGACTCTATCGAGCCGATTAATTCCAGATTAGAGTTTCGCGGCCTTACTTCATATATAAAATTACCACCTCCGGGAGCTACTCCTTATGGGTTGATTGGAAAAGTAGTTTTACCGAAAGGTTATTTAAATAACAAAAAACTTAATTTAAAGTTACATGTTTTCGGAGATGTAGGCTACGTCAGTTCTAGCGAGGCTAGGAACATTGCTTTAAATTTTGAATACTCTTCGGTTACTTCTGCAGACAGCGCAGCATTTAACAACTCCCCGGCAGAAAATCGGTTAGTCAGCACCACTTCTTTTCAACCAACAGCGAATCCTGTGGTTATTCCTATAACTGCTGCCGGGTCGAGCTACACCGCATATCAAGTCAGAACTTTATCAAGCCCTGATCTCAGTATTCCGGACAGCAATATCAGAGAAGACGGTGTTGTTAATTTCAAAATTCTTCGTGTTTCGACCAGCCAAGAACCTCTTAATTATCCAGGGAATATTGGATTGATTAGTATATACTGGGAGATATCAAACGCTTAACATAAATATTTAAAATAATATGCCATGGGTAGACAGTTTAGATTGGACTTCTTTAAATGCACTTCGCAGATACCCTATACGTGAGGGTCTCAGTGCTACGAGTAATGACGGTTATTTTACAATACCTGATAATTTAATTGTAGATTTTACTCTATCTGCCACCAGTAATGTAGCGAGAAGGTTCTTCATATCTAAAATTTTTAACAGATTAAACGAGTTAACTGTTGAGATTAGTGATGATCTCGATCGTATCGTGGGGACTTTTGAAATAGATGGAAATAGCCACATCACAGATAAAAGTTATTACATGAACGTCACGAACAATTACGTGGGTTCTAATGGAAAAATAGAGATAGGCTCTTTAGAAGGGCTTTTAGGTCAGCCTGCAGGTAGTTTTAGCTTTTTACTCGGAGCTACAGAATTAGAGCCTCGGACGATAATACCAGGAATCTCAGGCGTAGATAGGATAAAGTTTATAGATACCCTCGAAGGAGAGTATTCGATGTCAGGAGATGTTGTTTTAGCTACACGGAGAAATAACAAATTCAGCTACGAAATATCGACAAACACAGTTATTTTTGATGCAGGTGATGACTTAGGGTTAAACAAAGCTTGCGCTGAGGCTAATTGTATTAAAACTGTTAATGGTGTGGCTCCTAACAATAATGGCAATATTAATTTATTAGGTACAGATTGTTTGAAAATCTCTAGCCCGATGCAATATACTTTAGAGATGGAGGATACGTGTTGCACACCGTGTTCAGGATGCAGTGATTTAGAAGAACTCACTACTAGATTAGCATCATTGGAAAATAAATTTTTAGATTTAAAATCTAATTATGCCAATATTAATTCTCAGCTTAACACATATTTAGCTACAGTAAACTCGAATTGCGCTTGTCCATAAAATATTATAATATTAATTAAAATGATATGGCAGCCTTGGAGTATATTACAACAAACAGTTTAACGGCTTATCCGATTAAACGCCGGCACACAACTGCAATAAATTTAAACCCAATTCAAGATGATTGGTTTTATGATATACTTTTTGTGTCATATTCTCCCAATATCAAAAGTGTTTACATCAGAAGAATCGAGCACACAGGAACATCCAGCGGAACTGTAAAGATAACATTCGGAGATGTAGATAATCCAATTCCGGCGGGTATAGGGTCGATCACTGTTTTAAACTCCGAGTTAGATCATTATGAATCCGGTGTAAAAAGTTTTATATCAACGCAAAACTCGACATTCGCAGTTAAAATTATTTTTGGTCCAGGGTTATTAAACAAACCAGCATTTGACCAAGTTTACCAACCTGATGAGTCAGAACTAGCTACATCCGCAGTTGTTTTAAGTGCTCCGATACTAAGAAGTTTGAGCTTCAAAACTTATCAAAAACGCATTTTAGCAGGGTCTAATTTAGCGTTAGTACATACTTACAATAATTTTTCTGCTGATGTTAAGTTTAGGCACAATGCAGAATTTCAGCCTGAAGAGCCTGATGCTGCAGGGTTATATGTCGAGGCTGGCTTTGGTGCCGGACTATACGATGCATGTAGCGCGTCTCCAGTTTTATTAAAACTAAATGAAATTACACCTAACGAAAATGGGGCTTTATTTTTAAAACATTCTGAGTGTTATACAGCGAATACATTAACGACTGAAGATTTGATATTGCGGCAAAACAGCCTGGCGCCTTATTTGAATTTTACAGTGCATAACAGTGGAACACCTCAGCAAATAAATATTTTAAATAACGCCGCAGGTAATAGCATACTTTTAGAAAATTTTTGTAGTCCTAAATGCCCTCCTGAGAGCATGGCTGCGGTAGCATTCTATATAAACCGCGTTAGTTCAGCAGTATCAGAACTTTATAAACTAGCTTCGAACAATGTAGAGACTCGCGGAAAAATAGTTACAACCCAAGGAAGTAAAGTTTTAACCCAGGCTGTTTTTTTTAACAACGATGAGGGTAACCCCGACGATGTTTTTGCTAGATGCACCGACCCAGTTAATACCGCAGCCAAAATAATCTGTGGTGATAAATTTAAAAAATATTTCCATGAAGGGCATAAAATAACTTTAGCTTATAGCTCAGTAGATGTAAAAAACTACACAATCAGAAAAGTAATCAGCGAAACTTCTATAGAGCTCGAAGAATTACCTGAGCATTCTGCTAGTCCTTTATCTTTTAAACTTAATGACTGTGGTATTACCAATAATATAAATTGTGCTATAGAAGCATATAATGTTTCTTCGGAAAACAATTTAAATCCTTATTTTACAGTAAAATATACTACAAATGAAGCATATAACAAAGATGGAATTTACGTAACGTACATAGCTGTAGTCGTTGCAATTTTTAATCCATCCATAGAGACTAAAACATTTAGGGTAGATTATTCTCCAAATCAATATTTAACAAAACAAGGTTATAGTAAACTAAGAACAGACGATGAAATCATAGACAACCGAGATTGGGTGACTTTAGGCTGCAAAGAATACGCTTTTATCGAGGCAGTATTCTTTATCCCGAGTATTATAGTAAACGACGGTGCAAAAGGAGAGTTGACTGTATGTGTTGTGGATATAACTGACCCTGATTCTCCTGAACCTTTAACAGGATGTCCTTACACAGGGCTCCCTCTTTTCCCCCGCCCTGGTTTTATTGCTACCGGAGAGATACTAAATGACTACACTTTGTTGCAGAGCGAATCTTTGAATGAGAGTGTTGACGTGCCTAAAGAATTCGTAGTGGATACTATAAACATTAGAGGAGCAAAACCGGCGTGGTTGTCGTTAAGTTTAGATACAGAAGACCCTACGATCAATAAACTGCGGCTTTCCGCGAGCGATGTTTCGGACACCACCAGTAGAAAATACACTTTTTCTGTTTCCGCAGCTGATTTTTCTATCACTAGAAGTTATACATTTAATTTGGTCTATATCGCAAAACCAATTATACAAAGTCCTGGCAATACAGAGCTATTTCCACTCAGGTTGAGTAACCTTAATATATATACCGATGCGTCACCCGCTTTAAAAATAATCGCAGAAAATATGTTTCGGCTAGACCCTTTTAGCCCATCGGAGTTTACATACAACTTTTTTGACCCTGGCACCACTCCGCCACAAAGTTTACCTAGCGGCTTATCGATTTCTCCTGGCACACCTAGCGCTTTGGTCGGGCAAATTTCCGGAAACTCTAGCTCCACCCCTATCCCATTAACGCTACGTGCTACTAATCCGGCCGGGTCGGCTACACGCCTTATATATTACACAACAACTATAGCCACCGAGTTATCCTTCTCTCTTCAATCATCCTACGCCACACAACCAGGCGGAACTTCGTTCAGCATAGATAATACAAAAACTTTTACAGGGCTAGACCCTGTTTTTAGACCTAACATTATTTCTGGCGGTCCGGCTATAAGATTCGAACT